TTTGATGCTTGATACTTGGGCAGAAATCATTCCTGTATCTTTCTATGTGGGAGCAACGGGACGTATGCCAGAAATCAAGAATGCATCATCCATTCAGACATTCTTCGGAAAGGATGATCTCCAGAAGGATTTTCCTGACATTAGTGTGTCGAAGGATGATGCTGAGGCAACCTTCATTGTGGTAGATAACCAGATGATCTTCACAATCTCAGAAGGAAAGCGATATATTTCCCTCAAGCCAGAACTTTCCGAGTAAATAAAAATACGGAAGGTGAAATACCCTTCCATGAAGTTTAGTTTATTATCAAGCTACGATCTCTTTCTCTCTAAGAGGAAACATGAAGACATACGCCGAAAGAATTGCATCTATTTCTCCCCTCATGGTAGAGAATTACGAGAAAATTGAAAAGCTTCGCAATGATGGGAAGAATCCATTCCGCAATGATGCTATGTATTCACATTCATTGGGCATGTTCTATTATAAATACAAAGATCTATCAAAAGAAGCTATTGATACTGAGAATTCGTGTGATTCGGAAGAATGGTCTTTCAATGGAAAGGTTCGTTTTATCCGGAGAATGGGCAAGGCTATTTTCCTTAAGATTCAGAATGAAAATACATTCACCGTAACAAAGCCATCTTACGGAGAGTTTGTTCCAACAGACAATTTCCTTCAAATCTTTGTCTCTAAAGAAACGGTTGGGGAAAGTGTTTTCTCAGACATTGATCATTTAGACATTGGAGACATCATTAGTGTTTCCGGCGTTGCAATGAGAACAAAAACTGGCGAACTTTCTCTCAATGCAAAAAATCTACATGTTCTTACAAAGAGCATTCGATCTCTTCCAAAGGTCAATGGATTTGCAGATGTAGAGACTCGATATCGTCAGCGGTATGCAGATCTTATCGTCAATGATCTTTCAAGAAAAAGGCTGATAACGAGAACAAAAATCATTTCTATAATCAGAAGTATTTTTTCTGGATATGAATATATGGAAGTGGAAACACCTATGCTTCATCCAACTTTAGGTGGTGCAAATGCGCGTCCATTTATTACGCATCACAACGCATTGGATATGGAATTCTATCTCAGAATTGCGCCCGAGCTTTATCTTAAGAGATTGCTTGTTGGTGGATTTGAAAAGGTATTTGAGATCAATCGTAATTTCAGAAATGAAGGAATGAGTACGCAGCATAATCCAGAATTCACAATGTTGGAATTCTATGCCGCATATAAAGATGTCAATTATCTAATTAATACAATTGAAGATATTTTTATGTCGATTGCGAACAGCATGAGGTATGGAAAAATTCTTTTCGATCCTCCAGAAGTTGATGAGAATGGAGATCTTCCTAAGAATTGGGGTCTTTTTAGAGATCCTGAAACATATAGTCTTTGTATTATTGTTGATGGAAGAAAGATTGAGATCCCGTCAAATAAAAATCTAAGATTCAATAGAATTTCTATCATTGATGAAGTGCAAAAGCTTCTTGGTGTAGAAGACAGAGAATCAGTTTGGAGTCGCGATACTCTTGTGAACTATTGCAATCAGAATAATGTTCATATTCCCCATGGTGATGAGGGAAATATCATCTATGCAATCTTTGAAAGTAAGATTGAGAAAAACATTCAAGATCCTACATTTGTATTGGATTATCCGACAAGTGTATCCCCATTGGCAAGAAGGAACGATAAGGATCCTAGAATTGTGGATAGATTTGAGTTCTTTATCATGGGAAGAGAAATTGCCAATGGATTCTCTGAATTGAACGATCCGGAGGACCAATACAATCGATTTGCAGAGCAGCTAAATAATGCGAGAGAGCATGGTGACGCAGAGGCTATGCAGATGGATGAGGATTATATCCGCGCCCTAGAATATGGAATGCCGCCTGCTGCTGGCGCTGGCATAGGAATCGATAGGCTCGTTATGCTTTTCACTGGTGCTAGCTCGATTCGTGATGTAGTGTTCTTCCCACACATGCGAAAAGAAATCGCAGAAGGAGAATGATTTTTTATGAGCGATGAACAATCCATTAGAATAATTCGAACTATTAACATTGTTATGATATTCGCAGTTTTTATTTTGTTTTTGTATGCACTTACACTAAGTTACTAAAAAATAATTGGAGATAAATATATGAGTGAAAAAATTTTTATTGATGCGGATATACTAAGAAAATTGAATTACTCTAAATGTGTTCTAAGTGTTGATGAGCAAAAATCTATTATTGAGAAAATGTTATTTGATGCGAATGCGGAAATGAGTGAGCTTGAATCCTTCTCAAGTGTATATTCCTTCTTATTTCATCATAATGATCTTTGGGATTTTGATCCGGAAGACGAAGAAGATAGAAAGAATTATCCTTTGGTAGCTTCCCTTTACGATAATGTTGATATCATTTACAGACTAGGCGGATATGAAGGGGAAGGAGATACTGTTTTGGTTCTCTGTATATATAAACCACAAAATATCCTTTTCTTGTTTGATGGATGGTATGGTTCGTATAGCGGAATCGAGTGGAATGATGACAATTTAACAATCATTCCAGAAATGAAAGAAACTACGTGCATGGTTTGCACTTTAGATTAACAAATAAATAAACACAAAGAGGAAAAAATGAAAAGAGTTCTTGAAGACAACGCAGTTGAAAAGCTTAATAAGCTCGGATATGAAAAGTGCGAACTTTCTATTCCTGAACAGCATGATATTATCACGGAATTTCTTCGTTCTTTTAAAGAAGCATTTGAGGAAGAAGGGGGAAATCTGTACTCTGAGCTAAACTGGAGATGTGATGAAAATTATGGAAATATCAGGGAGAGATTTCCGATCCTAAATGATTACACATGCATTTATAGTTTTGGTGGTGGTGAAGGTGGAGGAGAAAATGTCGAAAGACTTTATCTTTACAAGCCTAAAAATATTCTCTTTTATGTATCTGGATGGTATGAATCATATAATGGAACAACATGGGAAAATGAATTTGAAATTGTACCGGAACTTAAATCCGTAACTTGCCTTACATTTTAAAAAATGGAGTAATATATGCCTGGAAGAATGCTAAATACAAAAAGAGTCGAATGGCTAAAATCGCATGGATACACTCCAAATGAACTTCCAATTGAAAAGCAAAAGGAATTCATACTTGAATTGCTCAATTCATTCATGGAAGTGGAAGAAATCAGCGATGAATGTCGAGATATTTATCACATGATGATGTGTTTTGTAAACGGAAATGATACTGGCAATGACGATCTTCTAAATGAAGCATTTGAAGTTATTTATGGATCTGATCCTGTGCATGAAGGTGATTATGTATTTAGAGAAGAAGCTCTGATTCTTCATAAGGAAACCAATATCCTTTTCCTCATTCATTACTTTACTTCTTCTTATGACGAAGATGAAGCGGGGAATGATTTTGATATTATTCCAAGACTAAATGAAGTAACTACATTCGACTTTTAAAAAAGAAATAGAATGACCAAAAATACCAGAATACTAACAGAAGAACAGTCAAAGATATTGATTGCTCATGGATATGAAGCAAGTCAACTTTCCCTAGATAAACAGAAAGAATTTGTGATATCTCGGCTAAACCAACTTTATGAAAATGATGAAGTTCAAGAAGAATCTGATGATATCTATGATATGTTAGGAAAATTTGGATTCGGCTGGTATGGAAATGATGAAATAGAAGAATCCCTCATGGTTGTTCATGAATATACAGGAGAAGAGTATGGATTTCGCAAGAAAATAGAATTTCTCTTTCTTTGCAAAGAGAATAATATTCTTTTTTCAGTCAAAGGATACTATTCATCTTATGATGGCCTTGATATTGAAAAAGATATCACGATTGTTGAAAGATTGCACGAAATTAAAACATTTAGATATTAAGAGAGGATGATAGAAATGGAAAACGGAGAAAATTATTCTTATGAAGTGGCGCCAAGTTATATCATTCATAATCTTTACACAGTGTATAATTATACGCCCTGTGATCTTTCAGAAGAAGAGCAATTGGCGGCAATTAAATTGGGATGGGATCTGTTTGTTATTAAGGAAACAGATGCCAGGGAAGCAAAAGCCAAAAAAGGATATATCGGTTATGTAAATGAACTTAATTTATCACAAAAAAGTTTTCCTCACCAACTAATGGATAATAGCGATCTGTTTACATATGGATGTCAGGATATGGGAAAAACCGATTTTGTATGCATATGGCAAATCGGAGGGACAGAAGGAGATGGGGAATTCTACAAAAAATATATTCTTTATAAGCCGCTCAATATCATATTCTCATTTCAAGGGTATTATGAATCATATTCAGATGCAATTTGGTATCCAGATACATTAAAATTCATTAAAGGGACAAAGAAAATTACAGTGGATGCCTTTGTATTTTAAGAAGGAGTAAAAATCATGAGTACAGAAATTAATTTAGATAATTTAAAAGATATTTCGCCAAGAGATATAATAAGCGCAAAGAGAGTTAAGTATCTATTTGATACTCTTGGGTATACGCCATCTACATTGAGCGTCAGTGAGCAAAAAGCTACTCTAAAAAGAGTGTGGGAAAGATGGGAAGCAGATCATCAAGAAGATTATGAAGAATTCGGTAATTGGGGGCCATTTCCCGGAAATGATGATGATGAAATAAGGAATCCTGATTTTTACACAATATCTACATTCGGGGGGCATGAGGGCGGTGGAGATATTGCAACCGGACTTTATCTCTATAAGCCAGAAAATATTCTTTTCTCATTTGAAGGGCATTATAGTTCATATGATGGAACAGAATGGCATGAAGATTCACTAGAGATTGTCGAGAATATTCGACCAGTAACAGTATTTATTTACTAATATATTAAGATCATGAAAATTTCATGGAAGAAGTCATGTATATTCCTAATGTTTTACGCTTAATCCACGTAGGATAGTTGCATTACGACCCAACCAACAGATGAATGGTAAATGCATTTGAATTGATCTGCGAATCCATCGCAATCAAAGCGCCTGAACGCATTTTTTCTGTTATTTATTGCTGTATCATCTTCACATCTAAATCTTAATTCAAGATCATCATTTTGATTATTATCAAAAGTGAATATATTGATAGTATCTCCCGTTTGAACTTCCGCTGTAGGAAGATAGATAATACATTCATCAACAACTCCCTCTTCATTAACATCATAATCAATATTGAGTGACCAAATATTCGTATTGAAATCATTTTTGTAAAGATAAAAATCAGGACTATCATCAAAGTAAATCTCGAAATCCCATGATATTTCCATGATCATTTCGCCATCACCTGGGTAAACATCAATGTCTGTAAAGACCTGCGAACCTATCTCATCATCAAGAATTGCCAAAGCAAATTTATTTAAAAGATCTTCTGCACCAATATTTGATTCGGCTGAGATGTAAATTGTCTCATTATTTTCCTCACTGCCATCATTTTCACCTAACGCAAATTCAACACGAAGAATAGCCGTATCATCAGGAAATGTAAAATCACTTAGAGCATCGGAAGAAATTCTTATTCTATATGTTCTGTTCTGATTCACGTTTGATAAAACATAATTGGAATTCGCAACGAGATAATGAGGGCCATCACCAGCATAAAGCAATTCACTTGTGGAAGTGAATGTGTCTCCACCGCCACCGCCAATTCTTGATATAACTGAATTGCCGCCTGATTTTCTTTGCACAAATCCTTTCTTTGGATCTATCTCAACAATTATACCCGCCATGCTAAATACATCCCCTAATCTATTTCGTGAAAATTAAATTTATTAAATTTATCAAATGATAAATAAAAAATATCATAATCAGTGATACAGATATTACCATAAAATATTTATATAAATAAGCATAAATAACTATAAATAAAAATATCCACAAAATATTTAAATTTAAAAATATCTTAGATATGTTTGATATGTACTTATTATTCTTTATCATATACTAATAATTATATTGACAGATGAATTAAGTGCGCACATTGATCCAATGCTAATTTGGATTACAAAAATGAAATTGTGAGCTAGGTTAATTCGACCAAGGATAAATTTCTTGTGCTGGTTGCTGTTGACACGGCGGCATGACTGCGCTAGATTTTGTACTGTCAAGAATTCCCACTTTTTTACTTTCAGGAAGATAAAAACAACTATGATTATTCAAGGAAGCGAAATCAAAGTTCATAATAAATACTCTGACATCAGGGATCTGGCTACAATCATTAACGCCAGTAATAATCCGGAAAGGCTTAGTAGATTTTTTGATGAGAAGTTTTCTATTAAAAAAGAAAAGAGTCACTTGACTGCTATAATCAGGTTGATGATTGAGAATGTGAAGCCAAAAAGAACATTGACTGAGTATGAAAAAAATGTATTGGCTAAATTTGAGCAAATGGAATTGCTTGACAAATCCAATATCAACATTGAAAATCATTTTGTAAATTTCTTTGGGTTTTCTTCGTTAGAGGAAGTTATCTCTATTAATTATGATAAATTTATTGAAAAAATTGTAAGCACAATTGATCAAAAAAGCAAAGATATTGAGAGGCATTGTTCCAGCAAAGAAAGCTATGATGCGGATGAAGACTTCAGAATTATATTAGAAATAATTGATAATTGGGATGAATTTCTTCTGTTCATTTACATTTCCAGAATAAATAATAAAAACTTAGAATTTCTTCAAAAATACAATGAGACTCATGATCTAGATGAATTGTTAACTGATTCTCTCATTGAAACATCTGGTGGATATTATAATATTAAAAAAGCCTTTGAAAAATATTTCGAGAAATACGAAAATTATATTTTCTACGTATCTCAGAGTAATATAAAAAATCCAGATATTGATAATATCATAAACAATATGATTTTATTTTATAAAAGCTCAATAAATTTCATTGATGAGGCGAAAAATATTAATGACTATTTGTATCCAGTAAGAGATTTAGGATTGGGATTTTATAGTAACTGGAGCAGCGATGTTCATAATCGTATGATTACCCTAATCAATGCTATTGATGGGGTTGATTATGAAAATAAGTCAGAATTGATTCATTTGTATTATATATGGAATTTTATTGCCGAGAATGAAAGGCAATGTCATAGAGTACCAACCTTCTTGCGTGGCCTTGATCACAACAAAGAAATTAAAATTTTTCTAAAATATGCCCAAAGGCATATAGATCTGGGGAATCGATATAAAGAAAATGGAACGTTATATCACATAACAAATAAAAGTAATCTAAATTACGAAACTTTATTGGAATTGCATAATGTCATCATAAAGATGAAATCTAATATAAAAATTTCATATGATTCTGATATAAAAAATCATCATCGATATCTATACGAATTATATGATAATTTGTCCAAAAATCCCTGCTTGGGGGCTTGCCCAATTCTTCAATCCGAAGTGTATTCTTTGAATGATAAAAAGCTTAGAACAAAGATTCTGAGATTTTCTAGTGTTATTTGTCCAAAAGTAAAGAATAAGGCTGAAAAATCTCTTGACCAAAATATCAAAAGTATCATTGCTGAAAGGAAGAACATAGGAACTTGGTAAAAAGGTTGACGAAGTTAGTCCTCACGGCCTAAAATATCGAGAGGTTGACTTAGGGCTCAAGATGGGTAAGACTAGATCTATCATAACAGCAAAAGGAAAGCAAATATGAATATAGTAGCAATAGCAACATTGATCATTGTCGTAATATCTACAGTCATTATGATTCTTAATTACAACTTTCACTCAAGCTCATTGGGATTTATTGAAAACAAGATTGAAAAATTTTTCTCTGGATGGAAAAATTCCGAAGAGAAAAATAATGCTAAATTTGATCAGATTAAGGCATCGGCAGATGAGATAGTAAAGAGCGCATCTGAAATTGCCGAAGTGGCAAAAGAAAATGCAGAGGATTATGCATTATTTATTGATAAATCAAAATCCTCTTTGCAAGATCTTGAATCAACAATTACAACTGTAAAGAAAGCAATAACAAAGTCATCGAAAGAAATCAATCAGGCTATTACGGATGTAGAGAGAGAAAAGATTCGCGCAGAAATAATGAAAGAAGAAACATACATTCGATCCATGGAAGATCGAATTAAAAGATTGCAGAAAATAAAGGATTCAAGAGATCTTGAGGTAGTATCAGTAATATCAAGATTGAGAATATCTGAGATTGAATTGAGGCTAACAGGCATTAAGGAGATTATTTCTAAATCCATAGCAAGCATTGAACATGGACATATTCAGGTTATTTATAATGGAGTAAACTTGAATAAATGTAAGAAAATCATGACTGAGTTGTATAAGTTGCAGCTAGGGAAAAGAGAAATTAATCACGCTGAGATTGTAGATCCTGGTGAAGAAACTTCATGGCTTGAAGTCAATAGCTATATCAATGTTTCTTCTGTGAAAAAGAATAAGGTTACATATTCATGTACAAAAGAACAATACGATAACTTTATATCTCTCTATAACAATGTGAATGAAAGTAAATCATCAGATGTCGAAAAAATAGAAAGAATGATCGATGATCTTTCCCAACAATTTTCTCATCTTCTTCATGAATCAGAGTCGATTGCAAATCAAATTGACGTAAGTGATGTAATCTAAATAATCCTTCCAACAAAACCACTCAAAAAGAGGAAAGAGTATGTCAGCACAAAAAACAAAAGAATATCTTGATGAATGTCTCGATAAGCTTCGCAGCATCAATGCAGAGTTAAAGACCATTGTATGTAACATCACGCACAATGGGATCAATTACGATGCCATTAATAATGTTACGTCGCATCTAGAAGTCAAGAAGTCTAGAAATCTGTTTATGACATTTGAAGACATCATTGAGGATTATGAATATATCTCGGTAAATGATATTCGATATTGTCTTGAGAATAAATTTTGGGCAACATTCGAGAAGAATGGGCAGACATATTTTGAATGCGGCCCGAACATTGATCATCTGCACGAAATTTTCCAGAATCTTAATGATGAGATTATGACATCTCGGGCAGCAAGGGAACTATTGGATGAACTTCTTAGAACTGCTCAATTATGTACCGACAAATTCACCGCAATGTATGAGGAATAAGAATGTTCAAAAAAGAAGAAATAGTAGAAAAAATTGCGAAACATATTGCGACAGAATCCAAATTAAATCCAAGTTTGAAAAATTCTATCTGGGCCAAAAATCCAAATGTAATTTGCTTTACAATTGAAAAAGATCATTATTACAACGATAATTTTTATGTTCCATATTCAGAATTAACAATAACGTATGTAAATACAGAAACCGAAGATACAAGTATGGGCACTATTCATTTCGGAAAATATGGAAGTATTGTTATTGGGGATCAGAAATTAAGAAAATATATCATGGATCAAAAGAAACTTCGTGAATTTCTTGAAAAATTCGTGGAAGAAGATTTAAAATACATTAACTTTTCATCAATTACTATCTGGAAAGATGGTACAGTAGAGATGCATCAAAGGAGATAATCATATTATGAAGCCATACATTCACGCTACAGCATCCGCAAAGAGGTTCGGGGGAAAACCTGAAGATTATCATGATATCCATCAATTCATGGATTCATCGAAAGCACACATTGCTGATCATAGACATCGAGCGATATTTCACAATTCATTTGGATGCTTCATTATTGAATCTGTCTTTGGAATTACGAGAATAAATTCAGCAGGCAAGGTTTATTCTACAAGAGATATCGCTGAGCAGCATATCATTGAGGATCTTGGTCATATTCCTACGGTACAAGATTATTTACGTCACATGGAAATCCAACCATGGATGGGCGAGAGGATGACGCCCGAGAAATTCAACGAGCTATCTAAAAATACGAAGGGAAGTTCCAGTGGCGAGCCATTCAATGAGAGCGAAAATGAATCTGTGAGAACATGGATTCCATTTGAAGAGTTTGCGAATTCTGAGAAGGAAGATGAAAATACCGAAGAATTAAAGGAAGATGAAGGCCAGAAGGTTTGTCCTTCCCCGGCTTTCGACATTGATCTGGTAGAAAAAATAAGAAAAGTAAAAGATATAATTCCAAAACATAGAGATCCGTATAGCCGTTTGATTGACTAATATAAAAAGGAATCATATGAATATGATTATTCCAACTCCTCCGGTGCAAAGACTAAGCGAGTCATTTCCTCTAAAGAGATATGTACTTGCCGGATCCTATCCTCTTCAAATCAGAAAGAGTAAGGACATTGATCTTATTGCATACAGAAAAGATGTTGAAGAGGCATTTCCTCATTTCAATATTAGTAATGATTATATTCATTCCACAGAGTATGATGGAAGAAGGTATGAATTTTTGTTTGCAGATAAAATGCCTACCTTTCAGAAGATCATGGAAGAAGCAGAAAAGGATGGCTACAAAACAACCTATGAAATTCTCTATCTCATAAAGTCTGGTCATATCAAGGTTAATCCAACAATGAATGCGGAGAAACATATTAATGATCTTCACATTTTAAAAAGAATCCTCAATGAATACGAAGGAAAGACATCTCCATATCCGATCAGAAGAAATCTGATCAAGGAGATAGAGAAAGATCATGTTGCTATGCTAGCCGCACGTAATCAGCGTTCTGCTGCTGGTAAGCTGAATCTCAAACAAGATACAAACAGGTTCTTCAAAGATAATGTGCAAAGATACATAGAACATGATGATATTCATTTGTTTTACAAAAAATACGACGTTCCTATGTATAAAAAGATACAAGAAGAGGGAAGTCAAGTTCTTTGTTCAAAGAAACTATGGAATAAGCTATCCTTTGAGGATAAAATTAATACCGTGCATGAAGAGTCCTATGTGATTGCCACAGAAAGAATTCTCATACCAGATTTCTTGCATAAGCGAAAATCACCCGACCAAGGATCTGCTTATCTTGCATTCAAATATGCAATCTCAAGAATAAGTACAAATCTTACCAAAGGATTCTTTAGAGATTTCGCTTTTGAGAATTATTACCTAATTGTAAATTCATTCGATGAAAAATATTATGAAAAATTCTTCATCGAAGAGAATATAAGAATCATCCAAGAGAACAAAAACAAAAATGAGGCCGAAGGGCCTCGAAATAGAATGTCACGGCATGAAGTCTAACTAAAAACTAAGGAAGATAGCATTCTTCCGGAAGATTCGGAATGTTCTCGGGCTCAATGTCATTTTCGGAGGAAAGCAACTTGTAATCCATATTGATCTTTTTCATATCATATGAAATCAGAACTTCCGTCATGCTCTTCGACATAATCTCCGACCAATACCCGATATTTACCATTACTTCATACATGCGACAAGCTTCAATCCATGAATTCGTCATTGTATTGATGTGGTAAAGCAAATCATCCTTTTCTGACGGATAGGATTCCCCCATAAAAGAATAGATATAAAAACTATTCAAGATGGAATAAATCATCTTGCTATCCGGAGACTGATTTGGTGAAGCGGTGTTTGTCATGGGAATTCTCCGCGAAAAAACATTAGAGAAGAGGGAGGGAACATCCATAGCGTATCACATGAAGGGATCGTGTGTCAACAAAAATAGACAGTCCACGGTGAAATTACTGTTGGGTGATACGGATTTATATTGACAAATATTTGGAAATAAAAGATAATTACTTATACATAGGACATATGTATACACATTTTATCGAAAGAGGTTACAGCTAAACATGAAAATAAGCAGATTTAATATTGGTTTTATCAAAGCGTACAAAGAACAGAATGGTCATTTCCCGCCGTCAGAGCTTGCGCCGGGAGAAGCTGCTGTAAGCGCCCCTGTTGCGCCTGAAGTTGAAGACCGTAGCGTGGAAGAGTTCTTTCTTGTGGACGCTCTAAAATCGCGTCAGGAAGCGTTACTGAGTGAATTGTCCCAGCTATCAGAAGTGGTCGAAGAGGTTGTAGAGAAATCACCTGTCATGGTTATTCCGGAAGAAAAAGAAGTTGTGGCAACTCTTCCTGATTTTGAATTAGAAGACGAAGAATTAGTAAGTGATAATTCATTCCATCCTCTTGATAGGGATCATGATGGTGACATTGAAGATGATTCGTTTGATGGAATGGCATATCCAATTAAGTTTGATCTTGTTGAGATGGGAGAAGATCATGCAGAAGAATTAGCAAGAAAGCTTGGCAAGAAGCATAAGATTGGCCAGTGGCATGTAAGGAAACTAAATACTCTTCTTAGAGAATTGGCGAATGTTGGTATTGTAGAGTGGAATGAGAGCGATCCTTCTTAATAAAGTTGATTAGCCATTCGCCTTCCCTTTCCTCTGTTATATATGAATTACTATCTACGAAGTCCCCTGAATTGATATAGAGCCTTCCGGCCGCATAATCAAAGCAAGGGATATGTGTATGCCCACAGATGATAATATCATAATCATTCTGTATCGCATATTGTATTACTTTATTATTAAAATTTGATGTTGTATTTACAATATGTTTTACTTTATCTATAATAAATTCAGCAAATTTCTGCATATATTTCTTTTTTGATATATATGAATGAAATATAAAATCACTTACCTTTGCTATGGAATCCAATTTAGATGAAAATACATCAAAACTGTCTCCATGAATCACACAGCATTTGCGATTTAATTTATCAGTAAAAATATATTTATCTACAAATTTTATATCATTAATAACAAATGGGGTAAAATTTCTAATAAGATCATCATGATTTCCGGTCACATAAATAACATTACTATAATTTGTTAATTCTATTATTCTTGATATAATATCTAAATGTTTTTTTGTAATTACTTTATCTTTCTCATTAAAAGGATAATAAAACATTTTCCAGAAATCAAATATATCACCATTGAATATCCAAGTATTAGCAACATATGTATCCAATATATATTCAATAGCATCCAAGTTCTCTAAAGAACTTCCCATGTGAATATCAGAAATAATAATTGTATTTACATAATGTTTATTCATATATCATTAAATATCTCTTGTCATGATATGTTCGTATCCATGAATTCCATCAATTTCAAATCCTTTTCTTTTTAACATATTAACTATATTTGGATTTACAACATGCAATCTAATGTAGTCTTTCCTTTGCTCATCATCTTCATCAACTTCATCATACATATTTTGGTATACGCCTGAATTATGCTGTTCTTTGCAGAAATCTATAAATTCATCAATAAGCTTAGAGCCTATGCCTTTTCTTTGATAATCAGATCTAATGGCAAGATCGGCCATATAACAATTATCTTCAAGATTATGTCTATAATAAAGGCACCCAACTATTACCGGATCTGTATCTTCATATTCATCACTGTCATCCTCGGGTTTTACTGATGCATCCTCTGCATAAAGCAACAAATCATAAGATGAACTTATTTTATTTTGAACCATGATTATTTCACATTGCCTTGCAATTGAACTGGTTCCAGGTTCATCTTCGTAATATTGTAATATTAATATGTTATTCATTTGCAGAAAATCTCTCCAATTCATCTTGAGACATATGACCAAGTTTAATTAGATTTTTTCCTAAAACAGTTGAAAAGTCATATTTATCTTTTTTTAAATTTTCAATAACCTTATTTTTAAGTTTATTTATAGTCTCATTTGTTATACTTGGGTTTTCCAGCATATTTAGAATAAAACTGTTTTTGTTGTTTTCGTAATTTATATTTAAATCAAATAAATCAACAATTTTATCTTGAATTTCTTGACTTAAATTAAATTCCTTAAAAAATATATTTGAATAAAAAATTACATTTTCTTTCGGAATTGGAACATGCACAAGTGTTGTATAAATATAATTATTAATTTTGTCATTATTTATATTTGCATTTATAAAATATTGCATTTTAAAATAAGAAAGCGATATTCTGATCAAATATTCAAATGTAGCATAGGGCAAGTCATTGAATCTGGGCGAAAAATAATAATATATAGTATCCATTATTTTTGACGAATAATAAGTTCCATATTTAGCCCTACTTCCGAATTGATTCAAAACGGGTAAAAATATAAAATTTAAATCCGGAACGTCTAAGAAAATTCTGATGTATTTGTTGATATCTTCAAAATTCATTTTATTGAATAATTTAAACAATATAACACTATTATTTTTATATTTGTCATGTATTAAATTTATAATTTGGTCACTGTAATTTGAAGTATTATCAATTATTATAGAAGCAAGCCCGTCATCCAAATTGGGATTTCTTAAAAAGAACAATGCCTCGTCTGAAGAAAATCCAGAATTATCTTTTAAATAATTAAAAACTTCCATTTGGACTTCTTTAATGGAAGAAGTTTCAGCGACATTAAGTAAATTTTGATACTCCATAAAATTAGGATGGAATCCAATCTTGTAAGATGATCTTGCTAACTGCTCAACTATTATATTGTAATTTTCTCGACCATAATAATTGATAATATCGTCTTCTGTGATGACCTGATCCATTGCGTCAACAACTGTCCCATCATTCTCATAGGTAATGCCTTCATCTTCTGAATAACCAAGAGCAATTTTATAAAATGGGTTTTCCATACTGTCATTTTTTTTATCAAAAACAAAATAAATAAAATTATTTCCTTTTGTTGTGTAATAATCAAACATATTATCTTTTTTTGCTGATATACACCATTTAGTGTTAGCGCCTAGCTTAACCGATCCCATAACATTTTCCGGGAAGTAAATAGTAAGACGCTCATTTTCATATATTTTTTTATATTTAGGTTTTTGGTTCATCATCAATGAACTCATCTGAGCGAACTTATCTATCTCATATCGAAGATCCGCAACCGTCTTATATACAAGCTCTTTAGTCTTTGGATTGATAGCTAAAATATTCTTTTCTTTTAATGATTTTTTGGTATCCACAAATGAATCAAGTATTTTAAAAAATAATTCTTTATAAGAAATGCCTTCTGTAGAAACTTGTTCTTTTAGATATTTCAACACCCATTGCTTAATTGAGCTATCATATTTATGAATATTTGAAGATAAATCTCTACGCATATCCTCTTCAGACATTTGCTCTAAAAAATCAGGCTTGTTCTTTTTTATTAGATTAACAATAAGATCAACATACTCAGTATCTTTTCTTGATAATTGCTCTAATATTAACTCTTTAATAAATTTTTTTAATACAATGATATTATTCATGAAGGATCATATCCCCACTCTTGTATGGAGTCTCCGCTATTATATACCTGACTTGCTTTCACGCGCATAGACACAATTTTATATTTGTAGCCAGAACCAACAGAATGTCCTTTACCATGATCCTCTGCATATTCTTTGGTAATAGCTACCCAATCGCCAGGATTAATTACAAACATCTTTCTTATGCTCTTCTTATATTCACTATACTCTTTCTTCAATGATCCATCCAGATATCCAGGCTCAAGTTCAGATAATTCACCATCAATGTAATCTAAAAATAATCCGTAATTAGATTTAACTTCTCTTGGAATATCTATATGAAATTTTGATGGAATTTTAATAAATCTTTTTGCATAAGATTTGTATTCTGATAATTTTTCATATCTATAATATCCTAATTCTTTTTCTTTATAGTTATTATAGATTACTGCGCGATATATAACAACCGTCTTATTCGGCTTATCTCGATATGATCGTATTATAGATAAAGCTTCACTATCAGATGAATGTGCAGTTAAATAATAACTTGGATTTTCATAAATACCTGGAAAGATGCTTGAAAGATCATAGAGAGGATCACCGCTTTCCTTATCAGGAGCAGTATGATCCATTCTATAATCCATATCATTTTGTTCAAACAATAAAGATTTTATATATTTCTTTATTACATCTTTATTATTCATAATGAAATTTATCTATTACTTTCTAACTCTTTTCTGTGAAAACTTCTTGACCATTTCCTGTTCGATTCTAGATAAAAGGCCGCTCATGAATTTTTCATCAGACATAAGTTTGTCGGCAAGATTAGCTTCCGCTGCTTCTATTTCCTGTTCTGCCCAAGCCAAAATTTTATCATTGTTCGCCTCTATTTCACCGCGAAGTTCCGATTCAACCGCTTCCATTTCTTGCTCTGCCCAAGATAACGTTTTATCTCTGGTCGTATCTAATTCTTTACTGGTGAAATCCTTAGCTTTCTCAAAGTCCTTATCACTTGATTTTTTATCAAGCAAAGAAGCCTGAGCTACAGCACTATCATAAGCCGTCGCGCTTGCACCCTTCAATCCAGTATCTTTTCCAGTCTGAAATTCAAAATCATCTTCTTTCTGTCTGCGAATTGAATCGTAATCCTCATTTTCACCAGCAGGACGACCAGTCTGCATAGATGCCATTTTTTTAGGGTCTATCCCTTTCATTCTATTATACAAATTCTGAATAAACTGTTCGTTCATTCCCATTGCTTTTGCTTCTTGAAGAATCAAGCGGTCAATATCTGTCAATCTCAACTTCTTAGTTGCGGTCATTATTTTAGTAATCTCCAATAATATAATTTATTTAGCTCAAAAATAAATATAGCCAAGCAAAGGTAAAATGCTCGGCCATACAATTTTATTCCATATCAATAGAAAACTATTAGAATGTGAATGATCCGGATGTTCCATTTTCTGTTCCGTCATTTCCTGCGTTCCATCCGTAAGAATCAGAAACGAAGAAGAATTCTCTTGAAAATAAAGAACCAGAAAGATTTACCGCTGTGGATGCACCATTGATTGCATATGTTCCAGAAACGCCTACCGCAGTTGTCGTTTTACCTACATTCACAATCGTTACCTTCTGACCTGGTGTTGGATCTACAGGTAATACCACTAAGCAACTTGGCGTTACAAAGCAATATGTTTCTGTTGTCAATGATCCTGTTGCTAATGCCGCCACAGACGCAAATGAATTCTGCGCAGTTGCAGTAATTACAAATAAATCTTCAGCACTCTGCGTAGTAATTACACCTTTTGAACCAATTTCTGTTTTTAATCCCATCCCATTTACCGTCTCCCATCCTTAATTGTTAAGTCAATATGCTATTAAATAGATTCATTGTTGACAATTCATATTTAATGGATCATTGTATATGTTTATTAGAGAGTATAAAAATATGTTCATACTTAGAATTTGACTTATCGCCAAAGTGATTTGTATTTAACATTAATTTATATTCATCCTCTATAAACCAATTTTTATGATTATTCAATATTACATTTATCATATCTTTTCCTATGGTTTTCTTACCTAGTGAATATTTTGATATATTTAGAATTATTCTTGAGTCTGGTGCCATAAGAACATTCATATTATCAACTACTTTCTTCCACCAAACATTAATGAATGTATCATATTTATAATCACTCAAAGCAATTGACTGGCCTTCCATAGATAAATGATCGTATATCTCTGTGTCAAAATAAGGCGGGGAAGAAAAACATAATTTAAATTTACCTATAAATTTAGGATCAATGTAATCTAACATTTTTTCTGCGCCAACTGAATACATATGTAATCTGTCGATATGAATATCCTCAATTTTTTGATTATCTATTAAAAATCTATGCATAGAATTAATAGAATCAATATTTGATCTCCACGGATCAAATCCAACATATGTTAAATTTTTATCTAATAAAGACATTGCGCCAAGATAACGATGACCAAATCCAGATGATATATCCAGAACATTATCATTTTTACTGGCAAATTTATCATATATAGATTTAGCAAATAAAGGATCAAATACGCTTATATTCGCACCCCTCATCACTTTCATTGCCCCACGAATCATTGCTCCACTTATGCCAAAATACTCTTTGTTATATGTAATATGCATTCTATTGTGAATGACATCCATTAGATCTTTATCACTATTGAATATCTCTATAAATGATTTTCCATTTTTTTTCTTTGTATCGTAATATTGAGGAGAAAAATGATACACAAAATTCCTACCATGATTATGAACCCCTTTATAGCACATACTATTATCATTATCTTTATAATATTGATAATCTTTAAAATTACTTACATTATCAAATTCCTTAGATAATTCACCGCCAGATAACTTAATGTATGGAAATCCATATTCTCTATAAAAATCAAATACATTATCCGCAACTAATTTTCTGTCATTAATATCAAGCAATCTATCTTTCACAAATTTAGCGTCTAATTTATTTTCAAAATAATTAATATGTTTATTTGTTCCATATTCGGACTCAAGGCAATGAATATTTTTGTTTATGAAGACATTATCAAATTCATATAAATTATTTTCATTTTTAAGAATTTTCTTACCCGACTTTTTGCTTTTTATAACTCTATACTTAGTTGAAGTATCTTTAAAAAATAATTTTCCTGCATTAATTTTATCAATCTCTTCCTTGCTGAATCTCGCCTTTATCTCTATTACTTCATCATTATCCCTACTATAAAAATCTGGAATGTATATTTTATTATCATAAGGTATTCTGAAATTGTGGATCTTTGAATATGATCTATTGCTTTCGATACAATTATGAAGAAACATTGATTCCCATCTACTATGCATAAATTCTTTCTGTTCGCTAAATGGATTATATAGCCATTCAGTAAGATATAACTTACTCGCCAAATCTCCGTTATTTATCCTTCTGATCGTATGCTCTCTCGCAATATTCCTTCTCTCTTCATTGTCTATCCATGACTTCAGTGCGGATTGAGATTGCTTCTCTCTAGTTTCAATTGTTCTAGACTTTCCGTAAGAATAGGATTTCTCACCACATAAAGGCTCTTTGCCTGTCAAAGAATTATGCCCAACAATATATTGATTAAATCTTCTCAGCAATTCTGAATAATTAGTTTCTTTGCCGCAGCCACATTTACACAAGGGAGGCTTACCATCATAAACACTATGAATGAGATAATCTTCATAAGAATCGATTTGATGATAATCTTTAATATGATTTTCAAATATTTTAAAACTTCCAATGATATTTAGATTGCATATTTTACATACTCTGTATGTTTCTACTTTCTCTGATTTTGGATAATAAAAATTAACAGTGTTCTTATCGTAATGCGATAAATGATTAGCCAAAGATCTTTTAGAATCAAATGATCTTCCGCATATTTTACATACATAAAAACCTAGCTCGCCACTACTATGTTCTTTTGCATAATTTACTAATAAATTGGAAAATAGTATTTTTAAATGATGAATTGACCAATCTATAGATTTGATCATTTTTATTCTTCTTCTTGCCAATGATAAATGGCTTGGCTGCCTATCCTTACTAAATCCTTGAATATTTGAATTATGACCATTTACATATTCATTATACTCTTTATTTGATTTATGCCATAGAACTTTCTCATCACATCCACATTTACATAGAGGAATATTATTGTTAAAATAATGTTTTAATGTATATTCTTCCATTGTCATTTTATGAAAATTAGACAAATGCATACCCAAAGATCTTTTATTATTTTCCAATATAGATCTTCCACACTCTAAACATGTATCTCCATAATTTATTTTATTCATAAACAAAACTCTCTTATTGACACTTAACATTATCATGGACATTGAAAAATCACAAGGCAAAAACGAAGAAAGCGGCCATAAAGACCGCTTTCCCTAAGAATTATCTAAGAGTTCACTCCTAGTAGTTATGGCTTAGAATACGTTCATATCAAGAACATGAACTCTTCCATAGTAATCCGCACGGAGCATCTTCTTACCATATCTTGTCATAACACCCTTTCTTGGCGTGAAATCTTCTGTATCATACAATGTTGGTGTGATGATAAGAGGAACATAAGGAGCATAAACATAACCTGTTTCCAACCATGTTTGTCCCTTGAATCCAACAAGAATCTGGTTAGGTACAAAGTACGGGTCTTTGTATACCACGAATCTATTGGAAAGTGATCCCATCGGCTCAACACCAATTGACATTGGATTGCTTACCTGTCCCGCGCCGTCTACGGAGTAGTTTGGACGGTAATAGGATGAAGCTTCAAGCATTGTGGATACTGCTGGTGAAGTAACCAAGAAGTTACCTGCTCCGCGAAGAGACTTACGGTGAATTTCGTTGGAAACGTCAATAACAGTTTCGATAAGCGTTTCATACCATTCTCTCTGAGTTCCAACCTGCGTTGGTCCTGGAGCAAGCGTGCTTGAACGAAGAATTTCTTCACCAGTCAACTTATTGACAACCTTACCATTTAGACGTGACCAATAGAATACTGCCGCCGAAGCGCCCACAAGAAGGTCATTCAAGATTTCTCTATCGACTTCAAGTGCGATCTGCTCTGAAAGAACAGATGTTAATTCAAGGTCTGCATCCAATGTGTGATATGCATTCAAGTCCTGAGCAAGTTCTGGCGACCAACGAGCACGAAGCTTACGTGTGGATGCTGTTACTGCTACAGATTCAATACGGATATCGATTTCTGGAATTTCAGGCGTAGGCATTCCGTTTGCTGATCCCTGACGGAAATCAGATTCAAAGGTAGGTACTGCTACTGTCTGACCGTCTGCGTCAACCGTTAATGTCGCTCTTATTGGATAAGAAGCTGAAAGAACCGGAGTTCCGTTCAACGTTGCTACACCTGGGTTTGCATCTGTAGAATCAGCGAATACGATCAATGCGTAAACATGGTCGGTTCCGATTGTGAAGTTTACTGCCTCTTCGATATCAGCCTCAGTTACTCCATTTCCTACGATTGCAGCAGCCGTAGCTGTTGGTCCCGCAGCAAATAGCTGATTCCATCTACGATACTGAGTTACATCAGAACTTCCAGATACAGTTAATTCAGTGATCTTTGTTAAGTCACCTCTTGTCTGCTGTGAACGAGATGTTGGCGTAAATGTTCCCGGATCTGTCGTTGCAAGTGTCGTAATAATACCTGCTGTATCTCCGGCAGCTACACCACCCCAACCAGCAGGAGCAGCAACAAATCGATTTGTTGCGCCTGGTGTTGCAAGAGGATCTACGTTTGCCTGAAGCCTACGTCCATAAGATCCAGAAGAAAGGTCAAGAATTGCATAACGCAATGTTCCCAACGCTGCTGCTGTTTCAAGACGAGGATCGCCTACTAATGTTGCGAATGGCAATTCACCTACGCCAGAAGCAGTTCCAGTTACCAATGTTCCTGTATGGGATACCTTGTATACGTTATATTCCCATGGTGAGGAATATCCCATACGGTAATCATACATACCACCTGTTCCGTCTGCACCTGCACGAACCTTAGCTCCAAGAGGATCGCCAAAGATTGATCTATTTGCATTATATGCATTGAACCCTACATTGTTTCCATATGTAAAGTCAAGATAGAACAATAGTCCGGAAGGAAGTGCCATGGACTGCAATGATACCAATTCATTTGCAAGCAAGCCTGCAAATACTCTACGTACCATTGGGAATGCAATATTGGAGAAACCACGAAGAGTTCCCGAATCTGCACCCAATCCAGTTCCGATTGCGGACTGTTCCTTGATGATCTGAGCAGCCTGGTTTTCCAAAAGCTGTCCAAGAGCATTCTTAAGTGGTTCGCTTCTAAGTCCGCCTAAAAGACCCGTTGCTTCCCATTTCTGCATGATCTGCGCACTACGACGCTTTCTTTCCTGATCCGCAGTGATAATTCCCTGTGTTACTGCCCTCATTGGGACTTCATATCTATTACTCATAATTTTATCCTATCCTCCAGTTTATTTTGTGTTATTTTTTCTTACTTCGTTCCTGCTAACTGATTCCAACGAGCAAATGTATCTGTTTCAGATCTATTTGCACTTTCATTTAGCTTAGGAGAGCTAGATCCCGTAACTCGACTGGAGGAACCTGGTCTTACACGGCCCTCATTAATAGTCTGATTATTTCCCTTCTCTACTGATGCCTTGAATGCCTCAAATACCATATCCGCTTCGCGAACTGTTTTTGCTTCCTTAAGTTTACCTGCCGCAACCCTCTTCTGCTCCATTGTCAAATTAAGCTGCGTTAACTTGATTGCATGGGAAAGCTGACGATTTACAAGCTTAGCTTCCTGTAGTTTCCTTCTCAAATCTGCATTTTCTCTACGAAGAGATTCAAATGCCTTTGGTCCAGCCTTCATATCTGAAGAAGCTGCTAACTCTTCTGCTTCTACTTCTTCTGGATCCTGAATCATCGAGTGAGATGGAAGTGGATAATCCAAATGATCCATAAATGGATCTGTCTCGCCAAAAGATGATCTTGTCCTTGGGACTGGTGGAGTTGCTGGCGCACCTGCCCCACCCTTCTCTTCTCTCAAATTCTGCATTACCCTTTTCTTATTTCTAAGATTCTGAACTGCCTTTGCAACGTCTTTCATATCTACTTCAAATACTTGTTCTCTTGCCATTTTTTTACTTGCCTCCAAGAGCTTTCTAATTTTGCTCATTCCCTTTTCTTCAACCAATTCATTGTACTCAAATACTATATCGTCAGATTTCATTGGTCCAGTTTGACTATTTTTTGATAAAACATTTTTTGTCGCAATATGTCCGCCACCAAAATCATCAATTACATTATTAGATTCAGAAACTACTTTTTCATCTTCCTCTTTGGAAGAATCATCTTCTTCAATTTCAAAATTTAATTCTGTATTCTCATAAATAGTGAGCGAATTTTTTAAATCGCGATCATATTTCAAACAAATTTCATAAATGCCAGAAAATACATCTGATTTTATAGTACCTTGGCCCAATGCTTGCTTGACCGCTTCCCTTAGAGTTTGATTTTCTCTTAGAGTTTCTTGGATCGTGCCCAACTGTGTAATTCTAAGATAAGGATCTTCAGTTTCATACAATTGAGAATAAAGTGTCTCCACTCTATTAAGTTGGTCCTTTATATATGCGGAAGAGATGACCTTTTCATCTTCTTCGGCAATAATATTCTTTTTATTACGAAGGATACCCGCTGACTCTTCCGTTTGGTCTATCGTTATAAATCCATCGTCTTCTTCTTCCTCTTCTTCCCCTTCCATATCAGAAGAAATATCCTCAATATTATCCAAAGCAGCAGAAACTCCACTCTGGCCAGAAATTTCTTCATCGTCATCATCATCTTCACTTCCAATTAAAGAATCACTGTCTGAAATTCTAATCAAATCATCCTCTGAAGATTCAATTGATGTATCAGAGTCACTTCCATCAGCCTGATCCGCTAATGATTTTACTGCACTCAAACTATCGTCAGTATCCTCAATATCATCATCGGAATCACTCATTGAAAGATCATCCGCAAATTGATTAAAATCAAAATCACTTTCTTCGTCTGATTCTTCGTCTGATTCTTCGTCATCTGCAAATTCAGATGAAAAAGGATCTTTTTCTAGATTTACATTCATCTGCTGTGGTGGCATTTGAACAGGAACATTTGCTGCTGCATTTGCCTGCAATTCCAATACGTCTAAATCTAATACAGATGAAGTAGGAGCAGATCCCACTACAACCGAAGTTACTTCTGGGCTTTGATACATTAATGGATTACCCGGAGCTACAACTGGCGTACTAAGACCAATTACATTGCCTCGACTATCTAGTGGAGATACCGGAGAATTCTGTACCGGCTGGCCTTGATATGGGAATCCCCCCGGACCCACTACCCCCAATTGTTGTTCGCTTAAACTTGAATCAGAATGATGATTAATTTTTGCATCTAAAAATTCTTTAATTTTTGGACGAAATTGCTCTACAAGTTCATTAGTAACTTTTAATTCTAATGACTCTCTCTGCAACTTCATGTCTTTTAGTATGTCTTTATAACTCATATTTTTTATTTTATAACCTTTAATACTAATTTATAAAATTATTAGTGCTATTTTGAACTTAAATATATAACTAAAACAATATACTACACGTTTGGATCAAAAAAAATTACTTGTCAAAGTATTTTGGCTTCTTTTCCTTCGCTTCTCTCTTATATCGTCTCCACATAAATTCCTTGAAAACGCCCTCTTTCTTAATCATTCTTGTCAATTTTCTCATTGCTCTTTCGAGAGCGGCCATATCATTAGGAAAATCTACCTTAATTTCTAATGGCTGAAGATGGTCATCAAAATTTCCCTTTCTATTATCTCTCTTGTCATTCCTATCGTATCTATTTCTATTCTCTCTCATTTATCACCTATTTGTTCTTGAGTTTCTTATTTTCTTACCATTCTTAAATTTGGTCTTGGCCTATCTGGAAATCCTGTTGATATATCTTCTGATATGGCCGCAACATCTGGTCCCGACTTTAGCTTATCTCTCGTTAATTGATACTTATCAGACAATAAATTCTGATCATATCCTTCTGCTGCTGCTGGAATACCCTGATCACCCGCCGATCCGCCAAATGCTGACTGCGGATTCCATTCTGCTTCTCCCATTGGTTTTACTGGCTTGTTATTAACAAACTGTATTCCATCTATTCTATTAACTTCATCTGGATAAGATGCCTGAACATCTCCACGCAACTCTTCATTCATTTGATTAGAAGATAATCCATCTCCCGCTTTCGTGGGATCAAAAACATCCAAAGATGCAATTACTCCCGTAGAATCAGGATACATCACCACAACTCTATCATTTGCGGTTTTGATTGATAATGAAAATGGTCTTTTTTCTACTGGTGGCATATATACATCTATTCTCCAATCTTTATCATAATACTATTTTTCTATCTAAAAGTAAATAGTATTTTTATGATATTTTGTTATCTACCCGGATCTTTAAACATTCCCGAAACTTCTGAATTGTATGCATGGGCAGTTGCAGACAATTGCCCACTGGAAATCATGCTATGATTTGACATATTCATTTTTTCTTGAATTCTCTTCTGTACTTCACTCATTCCACTATTATCATGCGTATTATTTGTTGGTGGAGCTTGATTCTTCATTTTTCTTAATTTCATTTCTGGCGAAGATGGATCTACCATTGTAGGAGGAAGTGACATTTCCGTATCTACAGCGCCCATCGGAGGCGGAATGACAGGCATTGCTGTATAATTATTATTCTGCATTCTAGGCATTGGAGGTGGCATCATCATTGCCTCATTATTCTGTTGTGGCATATAATGATTTGGATATGTCGGATCCATCATAGGGTTATTTTGTCTAGGAGCATGATTATGCATTGGCATTGGCGGCATCATTGAAACCGCAGGATCAAATGTCGGCTCCATCATTGAGTAATCATAGTTATTTTCATTCAACATTTGTCTCTGAGGGACTTGCTGTTGCGCAGCCATTGCCTGCTGCCTTCTCATTTGCTGTTCTCTCATTGCATATTGCCTTACTTCATTAGCATATTGAACTTGATAGTCATCATCTGGAATCGGTTCTGTTCCCTCAAAGAATGAGGCCATTCCCTTCTTATTGCTTCTAGGAACGCTAGGGTCGCCAAATGAGGCACCACCACCGCCACCGCCGACACCGCCATATCCATAGCCGCCCATCCCAGAAACTACTTGCTGCATATCAGAATATCCAGATTGACGATCTACGCTAAAATCACCATATCCTTCCCCCTCATCTTCAAATACACGAACAAGAGGATCATCATACTCAGATGGCTTATTATTTTTAGGAGGCTGATTACTTGCCGCTTGTTTTCTTCTTTCCGGAGCATTTGAATTTTGACCATTTTGCGGTCTATTGCTATTCTGCTTTGCGCCCTGCGTGAATTTTCTAGTAATCTCTTCTTCTTTCTTTTTGAGTAAGCCTCTGATTTCATCAGATATATCTTCGATTACTGCTAATCTTATGGATTCAATCACATCTTCCAGCGTGTCATCTTCTAGCAAAATTTCTTTTACTATCATTCTAAACTGATCTAAATTTATTTTAAGTGTAGACATTATTATTCCTTTATTTATTAATGTTTATATATTATACACCAGTACCGGATATAAATTCAATAGCAGATGTTTTATTTGCGACTCTAAAAGATGAAACAGATGCAATTAATTCAAAATTGGCATCAGAGCTTGAAGACATATACAATATGCCAGTTCTAAGAGGCAAAGATACACTTTGCTGTGGAGCCAATGAAAAGTAATTTGAATTCGCTAGCCCAGGCTGAGTAAATCCGAATTTTATAGAACTTCCTGATCCTGTTAGTTCTGTATTTGTCAATGTTAATGAAATTGTTGCGTAATCAAAAAGCAAATAGCTTAAATAATTACCAGATGACGCAGATAAAACAGTAATAGGATCATAACTGCTAGATATTGATGTTGTTACAACATAAGGCAATCCTGGAGTTAAATAAAAACCTGGAGCGCCGCTTCCACCAATTGCCATATATATTACCTATTCTCCATTTTTAATCTATTGTAATTCTCAGCAATACGATCAAGTTCATTGTCTAAATAAAAGTTTCTTCCACTCTCATTCAGATACATTTTTATTTCATCTGGCGTAACTTCCCTTCCTTCCTTGAAAACAAATGCGCCTGGAGTTGATGGTTCTGAAACAATATCCCAACATACAAGCATAAAATCATCTTGCACTACGTTAGCGCCATTTACCAATTGGGTAGATCCTAATCCTCTTGAAGAAACACCCAGCGTGCATTCCGCCAAAACTATTGATTTGACTAGATCTCCCATTGGGGTAGGAATTAGCTCTAATCTGCCCCATAGTTCGTTGGGATTCTCTCTAGACCACCATGTTTCGGTAATAACATGAGATGTCTTCTGGATTGAAACAACTACCGAGTCTGGATGATCACAATTTCCAGTAAAAAATGCATCGCCTTCTCTTTTAGCAAGCCAATTTCCAGAAGGAGTGGTAACGCAATATACCATTCCATCATAATTAACTTTATCTATATTTACATTTTTTCCGCTAATAAAATTAACAGAAAGTCCATATGTTTCATAAAAGATCTTCTTTTTATTTTTTGATAATAGAGATATTGCTTTTTCATAAAATGGATTTCCATTCTTATCAAAAAATACCATTTTATGACTATCAGTAACGAGTATATCAAGATTAGCATCAGAATTAGTAAATCTGATCATATCGCCATGATGCATTCTCTCTGTTTTAGCTAAAACAGGCTCAAGAATAAGTTCTTTGGTATTCATATCCATGGAAAACACCAACTCACCAATCTCTACGTCTTTAAGAAACTTCCATCCGGATCCTGTCATTATCTGAGTTTTATCATCAACACATTCCCCGTAACTACTTCTTTGGGCTATAACCCTTTGATAATTATCAACTTCTCTCTTTAGGATTTTATGAGGATATATTCTTTTATTGTGATTTAATGTTTCAGATTTTTGTAATACTCCCTTTAATATAATTTTACCATTAGAGCGTTTTTCAACATCAGCCGCATAAAATTTTTCGGGAGCTTCCCTTAGTATACGTATAGGATTTTTATTTGATGACAATCCGCTAATACTTTCATATTTCTTTTCGCCATTATATGTATCTGACATATTTAAAATTCTCCTATAATAAACTTTACTTACTATCCATTATATTAACTATAGCATTTGATGATTCTTTAATTTCTTTAATTTTTCTCTTTATTATTGGAGACTTTATTATACTATTAAAATATATTTTTGCTATTTTCATTGCTTCTTTACTACCATTTAAATATAAGTAAAACTTACCATTAATTTTTGGAACAATTCTTGAATATGATTTCTTCAGACCTGCCCTATCTTTCAAAGTAAAATAAACACTTGGAAATTCAGGATCTTCTTCAAAAGAATCTTTAACCATCTCTATCCAATCCATAGATGTCATTTCAGAGTAAATTAAAGAACAAATTTCTGTTCTTTTCATATAATTTTTTTCTATTGCATTTTGAAGATCTTTTGGAATTGCCCCAATGTATGAATTGATCTTTTGAGATATATCGTCATTTATTTTATTCATATTATTATTACAATATTTTTTCCAAATTTAATCCTTCTAATATATGTTCTGTCGCAGCATCAACAGACAGTTCGGATATTGATTCATTTGTGTATGAATTTTTAATATTAAGTATTTTATCTGATAGTTCAGGTGAAGTAGATACAGAATTATTATATGCTGTATCTATAAATTCATATATTTTTTCTATTTTTTTAGATAAAAATTTTCTATACGTTGATTCATCAAGATTGCCCATATCATAAGCACTCCAATTATCAATAACATCAGATTGATACTTAGTTAAGTTCTCTGTCTCATTCAAGATATTTTCTGCCAAAGTCTTTATGAACTCATCTGATTGAACCATCTTCATTTCTTCTTCATTAAGATTCTCAATTTCTTTTTTCTTTTCGCTTTTTGAATTTAAATTTTCATATATTAAATTTTCATAATGCGCTATTGAATCATAATTGCTCTTTTCCATAGATTCAATTAGCCCATATATCGATGCAAATAATCTATAGTTATCAACATCTTTATCATACAATGAATTTGACAATGTGTGATTTATTTCTTTGATAAGATTTGATTTTTCTATATATGATTGTCTCAAATTTATAGACTTTATATTTTCTTTAAATTCTTTTATAGACATTGCTCTGAGAATATCATTACTGAATTTAGATTCAGTAAGAGATCTAACCGCATTAAGTTCTTTTCCTAATTCTGTGTTTTTGTCAAAATATCTAATTGCAATGTCAATAGCAAGATCTGCCGATGCCTTATCGTTTTTGACAGAAACCATCTCAGCTATATAAGATGTAATCCACTCAAAAAGTAATCCGGCATTTCTCTTTTTATTGTGCCTTATGCCTGTTTCTAACTGTGGCATAGTATTATTCCTCCTCATTGATCTTAAATCTAAATATACTGCCATTTCCGTCTGTCAATTTTTTATTTTTCTTGCTTTCTCTAATTTCTGCTTTTTTGGCATCCATTTGAGATTTTGCAGAATTTTCATTATTATTTTTTGAAGCTTCCTGTGATTTCATCACTTGTCTAACCGCATCCAATTCAATCTTCTTCTTACTTTCCTTCTCTTGTCTTTTCTGAATCACATCCTGACTTGTCATTGTTGTTGTCGTTGGTTTTGTAGCCGATTGCGTTGCCGTATTATTTTCAGGTTCTTTTGTCTCCTTGGAATCCGCATTATTAATAATTTTTTCCATTTTTTCTGTAGTATCATCCAAGAATGATTCAATAGTCCCATTTTTACCAGAAACCAACTCAGACAAATACTCTAAGTTTATTTCATTGATAATATCCTGGTCATCTATATTATTATCTAATTCATTTTCCATTAGTTTGACATTGAACATCATACTATCAATCTGATCATCAAATTTCCTTGCGTATTTTCCGCTTTCTGATCGTAATATATCTTCAATGGATTTTTTATTTGGTCTTACCTTTGAATCATTTATAAATGGCTTTTGCCTTACCGCATCATTGTGTCTTCCTGTATCAACAGATATATGTCTTCTGCCAGTTCCATGATTGTCTTTACCGGATATTCTAGCTGAACTCCCCGGCTCTATTTTTCTGCCAGCCCCAGGCGCTCTCTTTCTGTCTTTTGTGTTTCTTGCTGTAGGTTCTCTATATTCACCATCTTTTCTCTTTAGATCATCATCTTCTCTTGGAGGAACTAAATCAGACATAGGGGCAATGGCAATTGCATCCCTAATATCTTTCTTCAATGTTTGCTTCCTTCTTCTATCGAATTGAGCTAAATCATCTTTGGATTTGTAAACTTTATTTCCTTCCGGATCAAATGGGCCTTGGAAAAGATCTTCGATTTCACTTGAAGGTTCTGCCTCAGCATCACCGCCAGTGTCACCGCCAGTGTCACCACCAGTGTCATCTCCACCGAAATCATCGGTTCCTAAATCGTCAAATCCACCACCAATGTCACCACCGCCGAAATCATCTCCACCCGAATCATCGGTATTATCTTCCATAGGGTCGGATAATCCAAATTCAGACCCGGCACCGCCCAATTCATCAAAAGCGCCATCCTTAAGTTTGCCCAATATTCCTTCAAGCTTAGCTTCTCTGATTTTATCTTGCGTTACTTCTTCAATTTCATCGTCATCCCATCCCATTACTCTCTTATACAAATATCTTTGAGGAATGCCAGCAGGAGCAGAAGATAATATCTCAAACTTCTGTCTGAAAATTTCCATTCTCTGTTGCTGTTCTAATAATGAAGATGAAGCTAAAGTAATATCAAAATCTCTAAGTGCATCTTCGGGTGAAAATCCGTGAAAAGTTAAGTGAATTAATGCTATTTTTTTAAGCTCTGAAACTATTAGTTTTTGAATGCGCATAATCTGCTGAGCGAACATAATGTTTAAACCCGTCAATGCTGTTTTTGCAGCGTCGGATGAATCTGTGTAATTCAAATAAGGCTTTGGTACGCCAACAGCAGTAAATAATTGGGCCTGTAAATACTCCAAATCGCTTGTGCCGTCCGTCCACTGACCTCCCGGTAGTGTTTCAATGGTTGTGCCTTCGCCGCCTCTAACACCCACATAATAATCATTCTCAAGAGACAATGCACTATGTCTAAGATCCAGTCTTCCGGTATCATTGTCCTGCAAGATCTGATTCTTCATTCTTGTCTTTTGTAATTCGATGAATGTCTCGACATCTTCTGGCGGAAGATTGCCAACATCAATCTTAAAAACTCTTCTTTCTGGTGCTCTAACAATTCGATATACCATCAAAGCATCTTCAAGAAGATTAATCATTCTCCATATTTTTCGGGAAGATTCTAGAACAGACGTTCCATAAGGTAAAAACTCATCACTAAACTTAAGTCTAAAATGAACCATTTGCGAGGCATCAATGACTCCCGCGCCTTCTGCATTTACTCTGTATTTTACTTCCCATAAACCTGTCTGTTTATTGTGGTATTCTTCTCTTTCCACTGAGTCTACAGGCAATGGTCTTGCGCCAACTACGCCATAATCCCCTTCTATTTGAAGATACATGAAATAGTCGCCATACTTACATAAGTTTCTTGCAAGAGGATATAGTTCCGTAGACATATTTAATATATCTTCAAATAAAACATTCAATATGTTTTTTATTCTAGGATTATTTGATTTAATAATAATGGTTCTGCCCATCTCATCCATTCCAGAAACAGATGTGGCGTAAACGTCAAGAGCCCTGGCAATAATTGGAGTAAATTCCATTACACCAAAGTCCTGATAGCGGTATCCTCTGGTTACTGCATTTCCATTATAATAATAAGGATCTCTTACTCCTAAGAAATTGGAATCATGAAGAACCCTTCCTAATTCTGCTTTTTTCTCACTCCTCAATTCCTTGGGAACCCTCATTCTTACTTTAGGGCCGTTATTGAAGATTCTTTGAAATGTATTTATGAAATCTGCTGTATTATTCTTTGGTCTTTTTTTCTTTTCTGCCATGTGTTCTTTATCTGCCTTCCTATTCATGAAGTTGGCTTGTAATATCTTTTATTACACACTTTTCTTGATTATCTATATTATATAGCATTTATGCAGCCGCAAATCAACGAAAAATAATCATTTTACCATCCAATGCTTTAGTATTTTGGTATCCAATGGTTTAATTTTTTCTTTGTCTGCGGATTTGTGCCGCCTGATCCCCCAAGAATATCCATCACAAAATCATTTACAACGCCGCTTCTTTCAGTAAACCCATTCAATGCTGATTTATTTGTGTAAACTCCCGAATGCTGTTTATAAGGATCATCAATAAATTTTGTATGTGGCATGGAGTCTGATCTTGTATTGACAATTGAAATTGAGTTTCCTAATGCCTTTGTCATTTCTAATTTTGTTTTTGCATATCCCATTGCTGTTTCTCTACACCATATAGCAAATGCAAAAGCCATTACTAAGTCGTCGTTACATCCCTTCGCTGCCTGTAATTTTGAATTTTTCCAAATAAATGTATTAAATTCATCCATTAGTCTTTCTGAGAATGGTGTATATCTTCTTTTCTCTAATTGCTGTATCATTTCAGTGATAAGCCTTTTTCTTGACTGATCTTGTGTATTAAATCCAATTGAGTAATCATCATTATCATAGCCAGCATATACATTAACAACCGTAGGCATACCCCTTTTATCTTCAGCATACATATTTGGATATCCATATTCTTTAATTTTTACAATTGTAACCTGAGCTACCGAGTTATTTTCTATACATATTGTTGCATTATTCCAATAATGACCAATTCCTATTAATAATTTTGCAAAATCTTCTGGTAATATTTTTCCTTGGAATTCTGCAACCTGCATTCCATTGCCAGCATTAATAACTTGAATAGTTGAATAGTCATCACTTTTACCTCCGGAAACGTCCGCTCCGATTACATAAGTTTCATCCCCAACCGGCCTATCCCATTCATAATATTTATTATGAGGAATCATAGGATTATTCAATCCTTTTCTTTTTATTAAACCATAATGATCTCTTAATTCAGATGAAAGAACAGCATCACCCGAAACAGCAAAGCTACAGAAGAATTCCTGCTGAATAATATTTTCATCCTGAATCATGTTCCTTTGTTTTTCTAGCCATGCCGCATCTCTTGAAGGATCTACATCCCAAGGCAATTCCATCCACGTCCAGTCATTCTGCCCATTCTTTGCACCAATAAATAAAGTATAAAATTGTCCTGACGTTCCATTTGGAGAGGACAACATCATAATTTTACCACCCGTAGAAATTGCAGGAGCGATAGATGCCCAAATGCCATCAGGACCATCAAAGCCATCAATAAATGCAGCTTCGTCAACAATAAGATATGCAATTGCTTGACCACGCAAAGATCCAATACTCGATCCCGTTGCCATAACCTTAGATCCATTTAGCCAAGATATTGCAGTTGCATTGTTTTCTTTAATTGGATATAACTGCTTAAAATGATTAGGAAGATAATCGTAAGCAAACTGCACTTTGGCTAGGAAGTTCTTCGCTGTTGTCAAGTTCGTAGCAATTGCGGCCACCAACTGTGAATCATGAAATAGACAATACCATAGACAAAATGCTGCACCAACCGTGGTAACACCCAACTGTCGAGATTTCGCAATGATTGTTTTATCCTTACTCTTCATGTTTCTCAGAATATCTTTCTGATATGGGTGAAGAGTAAATGGAATTGTTCCGCCCTTATTGGGAGACTGAATCTTTACATATTTTTGAATAAAGAAAATAGGATCGCTTTTGCATTTTATAATGTCATCTGCGATTTCTTTCGTAAATTTCGGTGTAGGCCCGCCGCCTCTATTTGATTTTGTTGCCATTTATAATACATATTCTCCAATAAACATTCTATATTAAATATAGAGATTAATTAGATAATGTGTTTATCCGCAAATTTACATATAAAATTTACACACAAATTCATGGTCAATAATTTTCTCATTAGGGATCCAATACCATATGGATCCAAAAATATTGATTATTATTCTTTGTCGGATGGAGATGTAGCTTTGAATGTCTGTGAAAGTCTAAGTAGATATGAGCTAGCCATGACATCCGCATTGACTATGAATCCGCCCCTTGCATTTGCAGTATATTGCGCACCAATCATATCGGAGAAATCCTGAATAGGTGTTTCTGATTTAAGATTCACTTCTTCATGAAAGGAAATTTCATACTCTTCTTTCACTTTCTCAATAATATCTTTGTATCTTTTTGTAGCTTCTCTTACTGCGAACATTTTTTGAGAAGGATTCTTTTCATAAGAATGATAAACAATCTGAACTCTTTCTTCTGGATCGGCCGCATCCTTTTCGCTTGAGCCTACCGTAAATACTTTTGCGGTTACTCCGGTATTTGATACCACGCTTGATCCCACCCTCATTCTTACAGAATCGACAATTTGCTTTACTCTATCTGCTGTGCTATTTCCGTTGCCCATATTTCAATTACCTTCCTATATAATTAACGACAGTAAATTATTTGTTATTACTATCATTAATTATATAGATTAGCAACCAAAATGACCATTCATGCGAATACCCTCCTCAATCATTTGCCTAAGCAAGTCTTCTGTATAGAAGATTCCCGTAATGTAGCCTGGGCATGAATTTAGATATTCCACGGAATCACGTTCATCATAAACGCCATATTCAGACAATGTGATAAATATTTGTTCTAGATTTACGGGAGAATTATGAGCAACCGCATAGATTGCGTCATTAATGCTCATTCCGCTTTCAATAAGCATTGTGTAGATATGTCGCTCATCGTCTGCCAATGAGAATATTTCGCAATCTACGGGTTCATGATGTTGAGCATTCAGATTAGAAGTCGGTAGAAACAAAAATATCGTTGTCAGAATAGCTAAATATTTCATCGAGTTCTCTCCATGCTTGCACTAGGCGTCGGGTTGATGAGGGCATTAGGATATTCCGAAAGAAGAAGTATTCCTTCTTATACATTTCATACATAGATGAGTTATTCTGCATTGAGAATCTAGCGTTTGCTATTCTGTCCGCAAGTTTCAACGCAATATGAAGATCATATCCGGGATTATGTAAAAACACACTTTCCATATGTGAATATGTTACATAATGTCGTGATTTTCTATTTTTAAGCTCATTACCATATTGATCTTCTGTGTGATCAGTTACGCATTCAACCAAGAAAGCAACTTCTTCCCCAAAGTAAGATGAAATATCTTCATAAGTAAGAGATGTGTCTTCTAGTGAATCATGAAGAAATGCCGCAATATGAAGCATCTCCAACTCTTCTGTGCAGAATCCATTTGTTTCATCATAAAGTCTATCGACAACGCGATAAGTATCATCAAGATGAACTACATAATCATATGTATTTGCGTATTTATTTTGATGAACAATTGTTGATAATTCAACCGCATTCATCAATGTGTTATAAAAATTACTTTCATCTACTAAAATTCCATTCATTTATTCACCTATATTTTCAGTGGATTCCTCTTCTGATAAATCTATCAAATCATTGTTTCTGAATTTGGTAAACTCATCATAGTGAGACATCGCGATCATTGCAGCTTTAATCCTAATATCAGGCGTCGCCATCGTCAATAGGATTATCATCTTATTTCGGTCTTCCTCATCATCATACCAATTATCCATCATCCATGATGCCATCTCCAAGGCGTTTTCATGGCGATTTCTTGTAGCCTTATGGTGCGACTTTGTTCCCTTGTATTCTTTATACAAAGAAATGAATTGCAAAACTTCTACGAATTTATCAACAAGATTATCTTGCTTAACCTTATCTTCAAAAAGTCGGAAGATATCTCTTTCATTTTTCTTCTCCCCGTTATTCACATGAGGAAAATAAGTATCCATAGCGTACTTGTAAAGATCTAGCTGAGCCAGTCTGTTTAGAATATATTTGATACCCATTTGAATTCCTACTATTGAAGTCTAAGGATCTTGACTAGGATCATGGTATCACACGTGATAGGCAGGTGTCAAGGGCAAAGCGCATGGCAAGAGTTATATTTTTATTTCATCTTCGGTCTTTTCTGGTTAGATTTGTTAATATCTTCCTTTGAGGGTCGGATGCCACTATTCCATTGATCCTCAAATCCCTCAACAAAATCTATATAACACCATCGACAACATCCATATTTTCTATAATAGGATGAATCTAATTGATAGTCATACATACCATTATTGCACACAGGGCAAATGAATGGAGTAGACATCTGCGCACGAATAATCCTTCTAGGATGATTTGGTGGCAAATCTATCGACCAACTACCATCATAGGGATCTTCGGAATCAGGGTTGGGATTCCAAACTCTAATTCTACCAGAGCCATCATTTAGTGGCTCCCAATATCCATTGGTTTTATATGGAAGGGAACATATTGTCCATTGCTCAGCACTGTATTTTTCGGAATCAACTACCTTTAAATCTTTCTCAGACACAAATTACCTCATGCTTCTTGTTCTTCTAAATGGCCTAAATGTAGCGCCTACCGTAGCATTCCATTCTACTCTAGGAGAAACCAAAGCACCAGCAAAAACATAAGAACGATTTCCAATTTCACCAGAAATAACGGGTCCAGCAAGAAATTCTGTCTGACCAGCAACGCCTGCAACTCCAATCCCAAATCTTTCATACCACCTTTCTTCCCTAACATGAGGATTTACCATCAACTGTGATATATCTAATTCCAACATATCATTTTGCTCTGCAACAAAAGCAGACCATTCTCCATCTCTATCTTGAGCAACAACAAGATCTATAACAAAAGGTTCCTGCTGGGTCAAGTCTAATTCAGCATAGGATGGATTTGTTGTTGTAAACCCTACTGCTCTAAATGGAGATTGCTCAAGATCAAAGTCAACTCTTATATTTGGCATATCTTCATTGGAAATAACTGTCTCCCCATCAACAACTGTAGCCACAGAATTAGACTGCACGCATTGCCTTCCATTAGAAATAACCGTTGATGTAACTCTTGAATTTGTATTATTACTTGAAAACTCAACTTCTCTTAATCTCGCATTAATCTGAATTAAATCTTCTATTTTATATTCTCTATCGGAAATGACTTCCCCTAATCTTGTGTTTTCCCCAAGAACATCTTCTAGCCTTCTGTTAAGGTTTCTATTTTCTTCTGCTGCTCTTTGATATACTCCATTAGAAACTTCAATAGTGCCTTGAACTCTGGCCAATTGATTTCTTGTTTCATTGTAATCTCTCTCTAATTTTCTTTTTGAAAGAAGAGAGTCTATTGCTATAAAAGACATCAATACAACAGCAAGGCCAGCCAAAGCCAACGAAATCATAACCAAATTTTTTTCTATATATTTATAGAAAAATTTCTTGATAAAATATTTTACATTTTCAATTATTTTTTTCATAATATTATTCTCCACCCGCATTATCATCTGGAATCGTATATGTTGCCTGCGTGTTTCTTCTCGGGCTATTATTATTTGACGGAATTGGCGGCGGCGTTGCTGTTCTCTGAGTAGTGCGATTTGATTCGTTCACTTCTGCTATACCTTCAGAGAACTTAGACACAGAATATCTTCTACCAAAATAAAGAGAAAATGTCGTGCCCAAATATGCAAGAATAATCCCTTCCGATGGGGGCGGCCTTGTTGTTATTGTTTTTTCACCCAATACAACTGTTTCAAATATAGACAATATCATCCATCCGGTAATAACCATAAATGATATTGCTGCAAATGTTAAACTTGCGCTTGCTTCCCCGGAAGAATCTCTCATCCAAAACCAATTATCTCTTGGCCTTGCGGAAGATTCCTTGATATTTTTTTTATCAGACATTAGGATTACGACTCTCCATTCTTCAAATTGTGCCCACCACAATTTTAAATAGAGAGTCAAGAATAGATATTTATCGGAAGTTAGATTCCTTAAAAAATGTCTGATATTCTTCTGGTAATGCTGGTGCGATGAGCTTGGCAAACATGCCTTTTTGCGGATCTAGCAAATAAGCATTAAGGCATTTCTGCGTTGACCCATATCCTTCACCAGAATGATAACGATCTGATCCTGCCAAAGATGGTGCCTGTTCCCATCTTACATTTGCCCTTACTTCTGTTTTGTCATGATGCCTATCTCCAGTCAGAAAAAGAACCTGTTTGAACGATGCAACCGAAGGGCTATTAGCAAGATTTGCAAATAATTCAGATTGAGTTCTTATTCCCATTGCCTGAATCTTGTCTCCGTGGTGAGTTACGATTGCTGTTTCTCCATATTGAACGCTTTGCATTCTATCATGCGCGCCAGGACTTTGAGGGTCTTTGATTCTTACCAATGGATCATCCTTATACTTTTCCCACAGAACGTTGTATAACGCCATTGTAGCGATTGTATCGTGATTTCCCTGCATGTTTATGAGAGTGACTGGCGCGATAGATTTAAGGGCCTCTACAAGTTCTAATTTGAGTCTTGTGCCGAACATGAATATCTCGTCAAATGTTCCATCGCAATCCTGTACCGTTCCCCTTGTTGTTGAATTTGCAAAGTTATCGATATGATACCAGTCAGATCCAAAAGGAAGGAATATTCTTTCTGGCCTTCCGAACCTCATAACGTTCTCTAGGATTTCATTGAGCTTTTTGTTCAACATATTCACAGCAACATATCTGTTATATGGATAAAGAGTGTGTGAAAGATCAGAGCCGAACTTCCCATAGTGAAAATCAGTTACAGGAAGGATAAGGCCATATTTCTCTTTCTCGACATAAGAAGGAATTTCTATATTCATTCCCGAAGGAGTTTGGAAAGCATCAATATGCTCTGCTACCATCATATTGAATGATTCTCTTATCTTTCTCCACTTCATTGCATCCGATTGAACCAATTCATTCTTCTTCTCACTAATTTGTTTTCTAATAGAAACAACTTCTTTCTCTTTTATCTCGGATGCCAATTGATCTACTGTCTTAGTAGACAACTCTGAGTCTGAGAAATATTCTGAGTCATGTGTGATATTAAGCATTGATAATATCTTTTTCACTACAGTTTTATTGAGAGACAATAAATCCGATAATTCAGATATTGTTAATCCACTTCCCTCATCAGAATATAATTTTCTAATAGCGTCAATACAATCAGGGGAAAGTTCATAAGTCTTTGTTCCCACAACAAGATATGTATTTTGAGGAACGTAATCCGATCCACTCGATATTGCAGGTAATTCTTTTACTACGATTTTAGAACTCATCTTTTATTTATCCTATGTTATTTTGGAAGTGCCCATCGCTATTATTGACACATGGACACCATCTGTTTATACATTACCGTATCTTACATTAGAATAGCCTTGGGCGTCAACATTAACATTGATAACATGGTCCACAAGATCTTTGATGGCGTCTATATGAGAGATAATGACGATGTTTTTGAAGCGAGACTTAAGTGACTCGAACAATTTTCCTATGACCATTCTATTATCATCATCTAAAGCACTAAATCCTTCATCTATAATAAGCGTAGAGAACTTAGGCAATGTGCTTATCTTTAACAATGCGACTCTTATAGCCAATGAGGCAATCATCCTTTCAAAACCAGAAGCCAATTCAATATATCTTCTTGGCTTATATTCTTCATCAATATAAATTCTAAATTTAGGATCTTTCAAATCAAATAATACAGTAAATGGAACGGCATCCGCAAGAATATCATTTATTTCCATATTAATAATATCTTGCATATCTTCCAATACTTTTTGAACAATGCCATTTCTGGACAATGCCTCTATGATTAATTCATACACTTGATATTCATCTCTTGCGGATTTAAGATTTGATAATTCTTTTTCCAATACTTCAATTTGTCTTTCTATATTTCCAGACATTTTATTCATATTATCTTTATCATTCTTTTCAGACGCTAACATTTTCTTTGCATTGTCTACTAATAATTTAGTATTTTTTATTTTTTCTAATATTTCTTTTTTTTCATTATTTAAATCTTCTATATCAACAGAGTTTTCTAATTTTTCATTAAAGACTCCAAGTAATTCTGTTTTTGTTTTAATTTGATTAGAAGCCAATTCTAATTTATTTTCAAAATTAGATATTATATTTTCTGTTTCTTTGATAGACTTATCAAAAGAATAATATCTATTGACCATTTGGCTTTTAATAAGAATATCATTTTGAATAAATGATATTTCATTTTCATCAAGAAGAGGATATTGATTTATCTTATCTTCTAGATCCTTAATCTTCCCTCTAGCTTCAAAAGCATTTGAGATAAATTTGCATGTTGGGTATTCATTCCCACAAGGAACTTCAGACAAAGGATTCGCAAGCTTTCTTAGATTTTCTAAATCTTTCTTAAGACTATTTACTTTGTTTTTATCTTCATTATTTTTTGAAATTCTTGCATTATGGTCGATAATAATATCTTCATTTTTCTCTATATCCGAAAAACTAATATTTTCTTTTTCTTTTATCAGAGATTGAAGTTGCCTTTTACTTTCCTCTACTTGAGAATTTATTTTAGATAATCCGGTTTTTAATATATTGATTTCATTATTACATTTTTCTATATCCGCAATAATATTACTTTTTATATTATTCTTGTGAGATGCAATTTTATCATCAATTGCTTTAAGCTGAAATTCTTCCGTGGCCAAGACACTCATGATTTGATCATAAGATGTTGTGAGAATTTCTATCTGTTTATTTTTTTCTTCAATGTCTAGTATATTTTTAGCTAAAGATTGTTTGTTATTTTCTATATCAATCAAAATATCTGATTCTTGCCTTTTATTATTAGAAACTTTGGATTTAATAGGTGCGGCCATTGATTTAGCAATTTCCATCTGTTGATCAAAGAAATCTAAATCAAGAACATTAATCAAATAATCCTTCCTTGGTGATTCAGTCATATATATAAATTTATGAATTTGATCTTGCGGGGATATACTTGTTGTTACATAATCTTCCATAGATCCAATCACAGACTGAATCACTGTGTCTGTTTTTTGTCTTTGGATACTGCTTATATCTTCTGAATTCTTATAGATCTTAACATTCGTCTTAGACTTACCACGATCTCCTGCATCTTTCGCATCGCTTTCTTTCCATTCATAATCTCGTTCTATTGTATATTCAGTTCCGGCAGAATTTAGAGTTAATTTGATAGATCCATAATTACACCGATTATTTACCGCATAGGCTGGGCTTGGAATTCTTCGAGAAAGATTGTTGAATGCGCAGAGAAGAATATTATCCACAACAGAAGACTTTCCTATTGCGTTTGGACCAAATATACCAACAACACCATTAAGAAGTGAGAAGTCAATATAGTTATCTGTTCCATAAGAAAACATATTATCAAATTCAAGTCTGTTTATATCAAACATGACATTTCTTATTTGTTTTTCTTTATCTTGCGTTTCGACAGATGAAGATATTTGATGATATATTTCTTCATGAATTTCGAGAACTTTATCTTTTACTTCGCTTGAAGTATTTTTATATCTACAAAAATCATTTAATAATCTTTTTTGAATATTTAAATCTCTATAATTGATATTATGATCAGAAATGTGGTTATTGCCGGCACTTAATTTATCATACTTTTTAATAATTCTTTTTTCTTTTGGTAAGAATTTTGTAATAATCGGAGATATGATATTTTGAATTTCAGCATCACTAAGATCATCTTCAATAATGAATCGACCGTATGCATTCTGTGGAGGATCCTGATCTAATGTGCTGTAGGATACTTTACCATTTCTCACTGTATATGTAATAAATGGACACATATCATCTATTTTAATAAATTCTTTTTTATATTCAGTTTTAGATGAAATATCCCAAATAAAATATCCTTTGTCATTTGCCTCTCCATAATCTTGTTGAATTAAAGATCCGGCATACCAAATGCTATCGTCATTGCCAATAGATTGTTTCTTGTGAATGTCTCCCAAGAATGTATAATCAAAAGGATCAAATATATCTGCATTTATTTTTGTTTCTAGCTTATAACCAACATCTGTTTTACTGCCATTGATAGCGCCATGGTACATTCCTATATTAATTTTATCTTCTGATAATCTTGAATATACCTTTTCATTCCATTCCTCTGATGAGTCAAGAATGGACAAATTGCAAAAACAAATATTACCAAACTCCGCTATTCCTGAATATTTCAGATATTGTATTCTATCTGATTCAAGTGCATTGTAAATGGGAGTAATTGCGTCTTGCCTTTTCTGATTAGAAAGATTGATATCATGATTACCCATGATCATAATAAGAGGAGCAATGTCTGATAGATTTTTAATGAAATTTGCCGCCAATTCAAAATATTCAGCAGATAGATTTTCTTTTGTATGCGCAAGATCACCTAACATACAGATATAATCTACATTGTTTTCTTTTAATGATCTGTATAGATGATTGAATGAGTATTTGTATCTATCGTGGTATCTAAAATTACGTATATGAATATCTGAAATATGTGCTATCTTCATTTTAACCCGTATTTTGCTAGTATATAACTATCGGCCCTATCTCCACACCATATAGCCCAATTATCATGACTTGTCTTCTTAAATCCTAGTTCCTCCGATGATTGCTCCGATAGGCAAAAGTCAATCATAATTCCTTTAATCATTTTCTTACGATCATAATCTGAGACTTCATCGGGAATTTGAGGTATCACTATTTTTTGCGCCGCCCTTGCGGTCCTTGAATCCACAAATATAGGATTTTTGCCTAATTGACTTTCTGTATCTCTATAAACATCATAGCATATATACCCAACAAGAGAATTAAATCTATGCAGCGTTATCAATGTATTTGTACTTGAAGAAGTGTGCATAGATTTAATTGCGGCTTCTATAATAATTTTATTTGGAATTATTTCTAATTTTTTATATTCTAATAATTCTTTTTTAAAAATATCTGTCATTTCATAATGAGAATCAACATCAGATAAATCCAAGTGAGATATTTTTATTATCTTTTTTTCAGAAGACAAGAGACAAATACCTATTGTTGTTGTTGATGCGTCTATGCCAAGTGAATACTTCATTACGTAACAGTAATAACATATGCGTTTCTTATTTGCAATATACCATTTCCACTGGTTGTTCTCCTGGAAACAAATCTAACTCTATTCGAAGTTGGCAAGCCCATAGATGAAGTTGAATTAGATCTTTTATGAGCATGGTATACATTTCCATCACGAAAGATTCTTGCGCCTGCTAATGTTGTTGAAGATCTACCATTGTCTATTACTTCAATTAAAGAAGGTGAGCTAATTAAAGATGGAAGATATGTTCCCCCAGCGGAACCGCCACCTCCTAAAATACCAGTAACATTTTGTAAATTATTTAAACCGTCCGTAAATGCAAATTGCACTCCTACCGTTCCATATTGCTCCGCATAAAGAGCAAGTGTTCCGTCGCCCACCTCAAATCCAGTTGCGGCGTCATGCGCAGGTGTTGCTCTCATTTCCGCGCGAGAATAAATTCGAGTCCCGGATGCCACGAGATTTATTAATGTATCAATAGAGGCAATACCGTTTCCGGATGAAGTGGTAAATTCCGTATATCCGCTTCCGCCAGAATCTCCAGTTACCGTTCCGTGTGTCTGAACAGTTGTCCATCCTTGCGCCGTTCTTGCCGCTGAATCTTCTGTACCTAATAGGTACGCTCTTAAAACCGGACTTGCAGAAGATATATCAGGCGGAATCCATATACTTCTTGATATTGAATCTGGTGTAGATGCGGCTATAAAATTATGATATACATATGTTCTATTATTTAAAATTCCATAATCACCTACTGCCACTGCCGGATCAACTGTATTTAAATCCGCTAATTGCCATATTATTCCTTTGCCTATTTGAATAAAAACAGATCCGTTGTAATAATATCTGACAGCGGATTGATCATCTACGGCACCTACCGCTATAATTGCGCCACTAACAATAGTATATGTAGACTGCAATGTTGCCAAATTTGAAAAATTACTAACTCTGGCTGAGACTAATTCCCAAGTAGATGTTGACCCATTATATGAAAAAATAGCTGGCCCTTCCGTGGATAAAATATTTGTAACTGTAATTCTATCTCCATCCTCCGCGCCCATGGAAGACGTTGGTAATTCAGAATCGTTAGATATGGTTGGCCATATATATCCATAATCCTGTGGTTGCCTTTTTATTCCGCCCGTTCCATTTTTATATATTATTGCCATATTTTATATTATGACCCCACCTGTATGATAGTTTCGGATGTTAATGATATATTATATGTATCCATTTCGTCAGTAATAAAACTATTCATATCATCAACAGTATCAAAATAAGCAAATATCAAATCGTATGTTCCTAAAGAACCATTTACTTTAACGGTTCCATAAGAATTTGAATATCCTAAATCTAATATTTTTATTTCATCATTATCTAAAATCCACCCACCAGCATTTGCATTAATATTATCTAAATCTGTTATATTAGGTAAATTATTCCATATAAAAGGAATACCCAAAAATGATCTTTTCCAATCTGTAACGTTAGGGCCACCCTTAATATATGAGCCAACAATTATATCATAAGACCATGCGGAAGAAATATCATCTAATGAAAAATATATAGCAGATAAGAATCCTGCATATTCTGTATCGGCAGGGTCAAAGGATATAAAATTAAAATAAATATCTATAAGACTTTCCCATTGGGGAGGTTCAATTTCACTATTATAAGAAAATAATTTTACATAATTATTATTTAAGTTATCTTCCACAAGCCTAAGATCGAAATTAGACAGCGCAACAAGATCATTTGAAAGATCACTATAAGATGTTACTGGATTATCATAATAATAATAACTAACATTATAAGGAACCCTATCCCACCCATCATTACTTGAATTCCTTATGTAAGGAATCTTGCCGGCAGCAGAAGAATCAAGATCGTTAACTATATATGCTCTGGAAACATCAGCGACGGTAGGCTCTGAATATCCATCCATCTCGGAAAACGTATTAAAATATCCTATATTTAAATTCCATATAAAACCATCATACATGGTTAGATAATATAAATTACCATCACCCGGATTGACTAAAACTGTATCATTTTGCTCAGCGCCGTCAGAGCTATCAGGAAGAGCAGTAAAATCTGTATAAAAATCTGGAACGCCCGTATTCCAACCAACACTAGATTTTGTAATATATCTAATCCATGTGTCTTTATCAAAATCAAAAAAATAAGGATTTAGATATTCCTCATCGCCATTTATTACAACATATCCGATTGCAAATTCATATAAATTTAATGTAGGAAAATTATTTCTATCAGATTCTCTTACAATTGATATTTCCCATGTATTAATATCATCATTGTAGCGATATGTATAGTTATCTGCCATTACCGTGCATAAATCGCCATTTCTTAAATTTTCATTTGGCAATTCTTCAAAAGTGGCAACATCTGCCCATATTGTTGATTGACCTAATTCGCCACCACCAATAATATCTGAAGTTAATTGTCCTTTAACTCCATAGACTCTCTTATATCTGCTTACTAGTATTGCCATATATAATAATTAGTTAGAATACCGTAAATGTTCTTACTGTAACTGCGCTTCCTGATAATCTTTGAACAGGCTGAGTTATTCTCACTTTTTCAATAATATTTCCATTATTATCAAATACATCAATGCCATTAAAAATATCCGTATCGCCATTTAAATTATTTGCAATATATTTTGCATTATTTTTTGGTATTGTATATTCTGTTTCCTTGATATATGCATTATTCTCGGAAACAAATGATATTTTAATTTGATCTGCATCATCAAACGATCCACTTGAATTTCCCATCCAAAGCATTGTTGGGTGAGTTATAAAACAAATACCACGATCATAAAATATAGATCCTATATTGTGATATGTAGATTGATTCATATTTACATTTATTTCACTATCTGATTTTACTAATCCGCCATATTTATTGTCTCTTAATGTAATTACATAAGGATCGGCCGACACATTATCATAGTCAGAATATATATCACCGAAAGAGCATGGATCCCCGGATATCATCATTGGCTGAATTTCTATTTTATAACTTTCTCTTTGTATATTATCTCCCATGATAACTTTTGGCAAATAAAACACACTACTTCCATTATAGGATGTATTTGTAAAATGATCAGAATCAGCAAATAATCCTTGCTGCACGGGATTTATTAAAATTGTATCATTATTATAAAATTGAACATATCCATAAAATATATCAATGTATTTTTTTGTCTTTGCTGCATCAAATCGATCTCTAAATTCAAAGTCAGAATAGAATAGATCAAGATAGCTTGCCCAACTTTTCACAGATTCATCTATCCAATTATTTAATATACTAGCATCCGTAGTAAAATCATGATTATCGCTTGGCCAAATTCTCATTGTTGAAGGAGCATAAGATGCGGATGTCAATGAAGATATCAAATCCATTGGATTCGACGGAATGAATGTTCTTCTCTGCGCTCCCTCTATAGTTCCAGATGCAATAAACACAGGCACCGCAAAGTTTCCATTTCTTATGTCAACCAATGATAGATTCTGCATCCATTGAGTGCCAAACCCAAGCAAAGGAGATCTATCACTATTCCATTTAATACCTTGGTTATTTCCAAATGAGGCATTTGACCATATTGTATTCGCAACATCCCCGCCTATCTGTAATACATCCACCTTAGAACTTGAATAAGAACTATCATTGATATTGCCAGCCAATTGAGCTACAGATAAAATATGAGGCTCTTCAAGGTAAAGGATCTTGCTATCATTCACAATAGAATCAAAATAATTATTTGAATAATAATTTAATGAGTTTGTAAATGCAGCAGAACTAAAAACACTAGACACACCATTATCCACTACTCTTGTTCTTGGGGCACTAACAGGAACATAAAAAATGCATGACTTGTCATAAGAAAAATCTTGATGCTTATTTTGGTCTATTTCGTCTAATTCCAAAAATCGAGAATGCAAAGATATATCATGAAGTTCTATCAACTTTGCGGAGCCTAATTGAATAGGATAATCAAATCCAGACGGATGATTTCCGTACAATCTAAATTGCCCCAAGTTTCCTAATGTAATTAATCCATCAATTGTAGTTCTTATACTGCCTATCTCACTAAAACTAGAAGAAACTAAAGTATAAGGATATGTGGAGTTGATCCAGTTGCCATTGTTCGGGGGCATTGTCAAGCCCGAAGAATTCAGATAGAATTCCCCAACATTTCTGCCATTTAATAGAAAACTTCCGGTACTATCATTAATACTTTCCTGCCACCTGACACCTATCTGATTCCATTCGCCTAAATTGATATCTAAAGGGTCAGATTGAGCCTGATATACATCTGTTTGGCCGGATCCTGTCGCTGCTAAAACATAAATCCTTCTATCACCATTTGAATCACGATTAACACCAAAAGAGAAGCACGCGAATGGCACTTGAAGCCCTGTGATAGTGTTTATATTCGTTGCGGATGATCCAGATGCAAATCCCGACCAAGATGCGGAGAGGATTGTTAGAACGGGCGATAGGCCACTTGAAACGGATATGTCTGCTGGCGGTGAAGAACCTGTAAAATTTGAACTAGTAAGATCATATACATTATCAGATCCAATATCATCTTGAAGTATTTTGATATATGATATTGCTGTAAATCCATTGTCAATAAATGAATAAGCATTATTTTGAGAAAATGCATAGCAAGGAGTTAATATAGGTCTTGATAAAACCAATGATTGTTTATTTAATGCCGTATTATCAAATCTAGGCCCATAGCTTGCTGCATACTTTGGCATATATACATTTTGCAAGGAATCTCTCATTTGTCCATACATAGACTGAGAGACATCCGTTGATATATACGTTCCGCTCTGAACCTTGTATATTTCAAGTCTCCTGACTTCATCGTAAGGATTTAAGGCATTTGCGTAGCCACCGGGATATACATTTGAACTTCCCGCTATAGACTCATCAAAAAATTCAACACCTGGAATTCTTTCTAATGCTCCACGACTTCCATTCTCTATCGCAAGCGATCCATCTTCCAAATAGCCGGGAGTTGATAATATTTTTTGGCCACCGGAAATACCAGAACTATTAGAAACTATCTCTATGGAAGTCCTAGTTTTAGAGGAGTAGACCCTACTATCATTTTCGCTAATTTTGAAAAAAGGCATTTTTATTAAACATCTAGTCTTGCTGCGCCTCGAAGCGAGGTTTCTCTTGAATTTCTAAGTGGCCTCGATGGTTTTGCGACTCCCAATGTATTTCCGGCAGCATCATGTAAAGTAAAGGCAGTGATAAATGTCGTAGGATTATTTATGTCCGTTCCATTGAGAGTTCTTATATTTCCATTAGAATCAGTAAACGTCGGATTGGATGACAAGTTAAAATCTTCAAATCCAATATCCATTGCAATTGTTACAGAATTAACTCTTGTGATGTTCTGGAACTCTAATCCAATATTGAAAGCTCCATCCACAGATCCGGTAAGAAATCTAGTCTCTCTTATCGAAGTAACAATTTGATCTATTGTCGAACCAGAAAGAACACTCTTCAATGTAGCATTACCTGTCCTTTGGCCCTCAAACCAATAATTAGAATATCCAACATCCACCGGATCAGGAGAATCTACTAGCTGAGCGCCATTAAAACTTCTAGAAACATCGAGGACAATAACACCCTGTTCCAAGAACACTAATCCTACCGGAGTTGTTGTTCCTGTTGTCCCAGAATAAAGCGTTGTTACTTCTGTTTGGATAGGTGTGATATTTGGCCTTCCAAAATTTACATCCGTGGCTGCGTAAGCAAATGTAGGTTCGGTCGCAACATCAGATCCGGAAGCATAAACAAGATTTGCATACATTGTATTCTGCTTTATCTTATCTCTATGAAATAATCTCTTAATACAAATAAAAACCGCCTCTGTAACTTGACTGCCTGTTGAACTAGAGAGAAAAGGCACATTGAAGACAGAATCAGCAGAACCTAGAAGAGTCTGAGCAAATTGTCTATATATCTGAATTTTTGGTTCAAGATCTTTTGTATATGTCCCTGTCAATCTAGAACTTTCAGACTGACCATAAGTAATGTCCATGATTTTGTTTGCAGTAATCGATGTTATCGACTGGTCATATACAGTTTGAAATGTACCTGATGTGCCTAGCTGCGTATACAACTGAACATTGTTACTTCCAGAAATTTGATCGCCAATAACGTCAATTACCTGATTTAACTCACTGACACTAACAGTAATATTTTCTGCCGGAATATCTTTGTATGTACTCATAATATATTATTTATACTCTCTATTTTAAAATTAGCTATTTGTTATTGTCAATTCTATTGTTTTTGATAAACCAGAATTTTTACCAGTGACCGTGATATGCGTTTTAAGACTATTTCCCGTAACGCCATATCTAGCCGCCTGTGTCGCAAAGTTATTGAATACAGTGTATGCTCTCATTGTTAATGTAGAGCCTTCTGTCGGACTTATCCTTGTGGCAACAAATCTTGTTGTAGAATTTCTAAAAGAATCCACCGTAAGATCCGCACTCGAAGATTGACCACCAGAAACCAACCTGATTAACTGTGAGTTAAATTCAACTATAAATGAATCATCTATCAATGAAGGCTGAACTGTCTGTGATTGGAAATCTTGCTGTAATGTAATTTGAATGTTTGATCCGGCCACCATGCTTATCTGTAATCCCGGAGTTACATTGTAAACAGGAAGTTTGGTAATTGTAGACAATGCATTAAGTGGCACTCGAATTAACTTAGATCTTGATTGAGTAGAGCCAGCAGAAGCAGGTTCAAATACCAACTGCCTCCTAACTACCTTCGCAACAACATCTTCAAAGGTAACACCATTTACACCAACCTCATCGAATACTGAATAATCGATGTCATCATCAGAACATGCAAATTGAACAATATCAAAATCTTGTGTAGATGAAAATGCCTGAGCCAATCTTTGTCTTCCCAAATCTGTCAGAATTACATCCATGACCAACGAATCCAAAGGATTTCTTGATAGAATACCCATATCTTATTTATCTTATCCTCTTAAAAAGAATTATTGCTTTCATTGTATATACTTTAGTAAAACTTTAACAATAAGTCAAGTAGTAAAATTAAGTATACATAGATGACTATTTTTATCTTCTTACACTTTTAATAAGCTTAAGATAATTGTAAGCCTCTTTGAAAGGAAATCCACCTGAGAAATTAATATTTGCCATTAATAGCTCCAAGAAGTCGATCCCATAAGTATTTTCATAGTATTTATCCAGAGTCTTTATTACATCTTTGCCTATCTCTTTTAAGGTAAATTCATGTTCGTTGTCAGATATATCCATAGTTTGATGCTCTTCGCCATAATCATGAATTTGAATCATAAATCTTCTAAATCCTTGTTTTATTATTAATAAAAATATTTTACTATATTGTGAGTAATTTTGAAAATTATTTACCGCTGATTTGGTCGGAGAATTATCTTGCTGGGTTGTTGAAACACACCATCCACTATCAAATCCCAAAGCGCATGATGCCTTTGCTGTTAATACTTCCAATAACATTTTATCACCAGAAGAATAAACCAAATTATAGTCAGTTCCCCTAACCAAAGCCTCCAGTTTTTTTGAAAAAATCTCTTCCTGCTCTTTGGAATCATATTCATGATAAATTGTAAATGATGCATCGCCTATGTATTCATACCAAGTTTCCATTCTCCCAGGCTCTTTATATTCCTTTTCATAGTAATCAAAAAATTTTTTAATTTTAACCATATCTTCATCTATGAGATTGGTAGATTCTAACTCTTTATGAAGATCTATAAAAAGATGAATTGTTTCCTCATCAAATTTTTGTAAAATTTGATTCATTTGTCTAAAAAATGCATCTGCGTATTCCGTAGATTTTTCTTCTAAAAATATATAAATCATATTAATAGATTTACATTCTAATAATTCATCAAAATTTTTATATCTATTTATATCTTTATGTAAGCATCCAGAAAATTTCTGCTCGGGAAAATGTCTAATCTTGTAGTGAATTTCTAAAAATTCTCCCAATGGTGATAAATTATATGTATCATCATTAATAAGATTATCTTCTCTTGAATAACACTTACATATCCAGTCTAAATACTTTTTGTTTGGCGAAGGATCATAATAAGAAAGTGATAGGATAACATCTTCACTCATTTTATATTTGTTTGATAAAAATGATATTTTATTTGATAAATCTTTTTGTTCAATAAGAAGTTTTATATATGATTTAAGTATTTTTATCATTTAAAAATTTATCCCAAATTTCTTCACCAGATCCTAATTTACGAAGAATATTTCTTAAATTGCTGATAACATCCGGATTTACACTTGATGCCGTATTAACATCTCCAGTATATTTTTCAATTCCAGATAAAATGTCATATATATAATCATTAAATTCATTATCAATTAAATTATCTTCCATGTATGATGATAATGCCATTATTGATTGATTTGAAAGGTTAATAACAACTTCATTATCATATAAATCCTTAAATTGTGTCATTCTCAACAGATCATAATCATATATCGGTAATGATATTAAGTATTTATTTGACTTTTTACCTTCTTGTTTTTTCATATAAAAGAATATGAATGAGTCATTGCTATAACTATCAAATATCTGTCTTGCGCTATTTGTAGGCTCACTTTCTTTGGTTGATGTAGATACACACCAAAAAGAATCTTCTCCTAATTTACATGTTGCGTTGACAGATTTTATGTGAAGAAGAATTTCGCTATCACTTTCATAAACAATAGAATAATCAGTATCTTTATTAAGTAATGTTATGATATTTTTAATCTCATCAAATTTTTTCTCTTCTAAATCTGAAGATGCATTTTGTTCGATAAATTCCATAAATTTTTGATAATCAGATGTTAAGTCTGGATTTCCACCATATTTTTCAAATAAAATAAATTTTCTTCTCAGGGCACTCGAATCTTCCTGCAATTGTGAAATTTTTTTATCAATTGTTGTATTGTTAAACAAATATAAATAATGCATTAATATTGTTACGTATGATAAATAAAATTTAGGAAGTATATAATTACATAAATTTAAAAATTTACTAATTTTTTCATTAGATTTATCACAGAAAAAAATAACTCTCCTTAAAACTTCAGATCCTATCAGGTCATGAAAATTTATATCATATATACTTCTTGGAAATAATTCAGATGTTTTATTTCTAAAATTTTTACTAGATAATATATTAAAAGTATATAAAAAATTATTTAATTTTCCTAAAGAAAAAGATTCAAAAAATATTTGATCAGGATTTAAAAGATTAACATATTCTCTTAAAATCCAATCAGAATATATTTTATCAGCAGACGGATCTTGTTCTATTGCATAATCAATTAAAAAATTTATTGTATTTTTACTAATTTTACCTTCATATTTTTTCTTAAGGTAATTTATCGTTTTACTATAATTAAAATTACTATTTTCAAATAATAATTCTTTTATATATTGTTTAATTAAATTTTTCATTGATTAATAATCACCTACAGCCTGCCTAAGAATTTGCATGACATTTACATATGTTGTTTCTCCAAATTCACCAATATCATCAATTTGAAATTTATATTCTTCAAACATTTCAACTACATAATCCGCATCATATCCATTATTATGATACAATAAGTATATTGATCCGAGTGCATTACTGGAGAATGGAACAATAATGGGCTGATCCTTTATATCCATAAATTGCATATCGTCAAAATTAAAGATCTTTGGTAATGAGATCATATATTTTGTATTTTGATTTATATAAAATAAAACAAAAGTATTTGCATTATATCTATTAAAGTATTTACTAGAGCTATCTGTCGGGCTCCCATCTGATCTTGATTGAGATATACACCATTTTGTTTTCATTCCGGCAGTACATGAAGCCCTAGGGCTTAATAAATGGATAAGGAATTCAATGCCATCATCAAGCAAAATAACATAATCAACTCCTTCCTTTAGGTTATTTTTTATGTTCTTTTTTGTTTCAATAATATTTTCTTTTGATGAATCTATGGGGGCTTCCTCATCATTAAAATTTTCTACATCATAGATTGTGTATGAATAAACATCACCATATTTATATCCACCAAGCTCCTCAAATGTATCGAATGCATCGGTAAATCTATTTTTATCTTCTTCAAATCTACTTTTTGTATAATTTTTAAGTGTATTCCACAATATAACAACATATTTATGTCTGATAACAGGTAATATTTTTAAAACGCCATCAAGATCGTAACCTATCTTCATAATATCATATAATTCCCGAATAACAGGAATAAAATCAGATAAGTCATCAAATGACTCATAAAAATTTATATCAGGATTAAATTCAAATTGTATTTTATGTCTTGGTATTTTTTTGATAATATTATGAATTTTAAGATAAGATTTTATTCCCAAAATAGAATGTATAGGCTCTCCATCATCTTTTATGAAATTTTTAACTACCCATTCCGTATAGTCTGAGGCGTTCGAGGGATCGATATTTTCCGCAACAAATTTAATAAATTGTCTTAGTATTTCTTCCGGATTGTCGCCTGCCTGACTATGACCAGGATAAGTCAAATTTAAGTCTTTATCTATATATTGATATTTATCACTTTGATAGATATTTAAAAATCTTGGTAAATATTTTTTAACTAAAAAATTTATTTTATTGTCATTAATTCTACCTTCATTTAAAATTAATTTAATATATTCTTTTAAATGATTATTCATGTTATTAATAAAAATTATGAATTCAAAGTAATAATAAAAGATGAATTTCTTTTAATAATTTTATCGGATATAAGTCCATTATCCAATACATATTCATAGATATAAATATAGTAAAAAATCTTGACATTTTTATCCATGCCCGATTTTTTATTTCCTATAATATCCGACGCAACAAAATCCCTAAATGCAAATTTATTATTAACAACTGGTAATGTGCCTAAGCTCTCTCTAATAATAGAAACTTCATTGATCGGATTATCTAGAAATGCCGTATCCTGATATACTCTCTCTACTTCCACATAAGGAACATACAGTCCAGAATTATTTATAAATTCTGCCTTAATATCATTAAATGGCATATTTGTTTCTGCCTGTCTTGATTGCCTTGATATTACATTAATAGATGGCTTCTGTATTGATACTTTAGCATATTCTATTTGTATTGCCGATTGCTGAAGTGGTGTTCTTGAAGATACAATATTTTTTATAAAGTCTATCAATGGAACACTTGCATTAAATCTATTGTTGTAAATATTCTTAAAATATCTTGCTGCCACATTATCATCAACACTGGATACACTTAGATATGCTGCCAACATTTCAGGTGTTATCTCATAAAATTGAATCGTGTAAATAACTAAAAGTCCTCTTTCTTTTGATTTATCTAAGAAATCCGTTCTACTTTTAGCTCCAATCATTGCTGCGATAGATGTATTCACATTTATATCAGAAACTCTATCTATAAATTTATCCACAGAATAAACACCAACATCTACAGTATTCGATGTCATCGAGTCATATCTTTTTACATGCGCAATAACAAAGGATCCTCCTTGCCTTCCCCCAAGAATAGGATCTCCATCTCTAAATAACTGTAAGATAGGATCAAGCCCATCTGCCAATTGAAGATCTTTCACTTTGAAGCCAAGATCAATCATAATGTCATCGCTGGTAGCTAAACTATCAGATATATCAACTTCATATCGACTTCTGTTATCCACCGTAATTGATGTAGTTGTCATTACAAGCGCCTGAGACGTTCTGTTATTCATTTGAGCAACGACATTAGGGTTTGATGTAATACTTACCCTCGGCGTTGAATAGCCTAACGTAGAGACGACATCGCTTGCATAAATTAATCTCTCAATTCCTAACTCACCATACATTCTCAATCTCACCTTCATTGTTTGACCAGCGAAAGCCAATGGTATTTCAAACATAGGCAAATTAGATCGAGGATTATCGTCAACTAAGCTTCCCCTTGCTGTTCTTTGATTTGAGAAGAAGTTCTGATCTTCTTTATTCACTCTTCTTGATATTGGATTTCTTTGATCTATTCTTATAGCTACATCAAAGCATATATAACCACCAGATGTTGTAAATCCATTGCCTGTCTCTCTATCATTACCTTGAACATTAGCAAAGAAATAAGATGAAGCGTCAGAAGTTTCAAGATCATTTATTTTTTTAATATTATTTGATGACCAATTAAAATCACCGCTCTTTAATGTCTCTACTTTTAATCTAGAAAAATTAGGAGGAAGATTAAGTAACAATATTCTTAATGTTGAATTATTTATATAGTAATAAGAACATGATACATATTTTTCATAATAAGATAGATTATTTTTATTAAGATCATTCTGATTTGAATAGACAGGATTATCTATATTTTCTACATCATTCGGCAAAGAACTATTTACTTTTAAATTTCTACTAGGAAGTTGATTATCATTTGATACAGATCTTTTAGCGCCTAAGTCTGTGTTACCGAATGTTTCAGTTCCTACAACAATATCAGAATTCTCAATGATATTAAGCTTGAATGTCTCTCCTGGCAATCCAGTATATTCAAATTCTTGTCTTATACTTGCTTCTGCTGTGATAAATGTGGCCCAGCATTCTATAGATGACTCGCCTCTTGCTGCCTGAAATAATAAGGCGGCTTCACTTGTATTTGCATTGTAACTAAAAGATCCTAAGACAATATCTCTAATTGAATTATTATTTGATGGGCTAACTTGTTCAAATCTATTGATAGGTAAAGATACTACCTTATCAAATTGACGGACACCATGCTTCATTATTGTGATAATTGCATGTGTGTAAGGACCATTCTTTATAGAGGACGGAACATAAAATCTTAGAGAATAGTATTGATTACCGCCCCTAGATTGATCTCCGATAAATGTATATATTTTAGCAGATATTGTTCTCATAATTATTTTATCACTTATAGATTAATGAATGGTATCTGGCTTTGGCCGTCATTCATTTGAATAACTTTGCCAACTTTTACATTTACCTGTGTATTTGACTTTATAAAATTTGGCATAAAAAATGATTTTGTCTTTTCTATATTATTAATAAATGGCGTTCTATTTTGAATTTCATGATTTCCGCCAATACCAAAACCAATATTAGACTTACGAATACTTCTCCTAGAAGATAGTATCGTTGCATAATCTACCCCAATTCTCTTAAAATTAAAAGGATTAATAAAGTATGTCACATAAAGCATAGGATTTATAGGATTTTCAGTAAATGAAAATATTGCATTGTCTAATCCATTTGCATTATTATTCATAGCGCCAATGATAATGCCATCTTTCATGTTTCTCTGTAAAACAACATTCCTCTTCAATGTTATCTTAGGAGAAGACTCATTAGAGTTTATATTAATCAAAGGATTGTTTACCGCAATAATAGGAACATCAGAGTAAGGGGCCGAATTTCTTTTGACTTGCTGATTATACTCTACGATTCTTAACAATCCTTTCTGCTGATTCTGAACAACCGGCATTGGATATGATAAAATATTTTCATAATAATTTTTAATTAAAGAAAGATTTGATGGTGTAGATCCAAAAAATGAATTTTGAAGTAGAACTTGATTATCTTCCTGCTGAATTGTGTTTGAATTATAAACCAATGAATTTCTTGTATCTATCAATGATTCCACAAGACTCATTGCAAAGGCATTCTTCGCAAAGAAATTTTGAAAATTGAAGAACTGAGGGTCTTGTGAGAATTGACCTTCTGTCTGAAGGAATGTTCTATCAAATCTACGTTTAAATTTAATGTATGCAGAGCGTATTAGCTCTATCTTGTCATCTTCCTGATTATTTAGGACAGCACCATTCATAATAAACGGATCAGATACATCATATCCTAAAGATGATATATTTATCATCGTTGGAATATCAGAGACAATCTCTATAGAGAATTTCTTTGTCCCCGCCGATGGCTGTTCTATTGATTCATAGCCCTGATCCCCCGGTATTAAATAATACAATTGAGCGATGGATTGAAAGCGATTATCACTTACAATCACATTTGCTCTCTGTGATGCTGAGTCGGTTATTATCGGTGTTCTAACTAAATTTCCCATATACTATTATTTAGTACACGAGAATGATTTTTATGTCTAGGGATTAGTTATTGACCAGAATCTTCACTGATCAATCTGATCACATGAAAAAATTTCATAAAAAGATCTATCATCATTACGTACAACTGAACATCCGTATAAATGACAAGTTCCATTGCCATCATCAATACATTTATTTCCATCACAGTCAAAATTTTCCACAGGAATCAAAATTTCCGGCTCATAGCATCCTGCAATAAATTCCTCCAGGGCAGTTTTTCCCTCGCCAATGTCTTCTTCAATGTCTTCGACTTCTGGTTCTTCTTCAATGTCTTCTTCAATGTCTTCGACTTCTGGTTCTTCCGGCAAATCAACTTCACCAGAAGATTCACAAACGTCAGAAGCAGATCCATCACAGCCACTTCCGTCAGTATCAATAATTTCATCCCAATCCGATCCCGTACAAGCCGAAATCACAGCTACCGAAAAAATCATTGCAAAGATTCGAGTGTTCATGGTGTCTCCTGTGAAAAGAAGCGAACCGCCTTGGTTCACATGGTCATTATGCAACACAACGCCAGGCTATGTCAAGTGATTTGTGCGACCCCGCAAGAATCGTCGGTCGATTAGGTGCCGTCCTCGAAGACCAACGTGAAGATCCTTAGAAACATCGTCGAAGTTATATTTTCTCTATCTTGCATTCTTACAGGAACTATCTTTCCCACAAAAAACAAATTAGCATCATATTGAATAACGGTCAAGGGCATTGCGGTTTCAATAACGTATGTGTCTTCCCCAACAATAAAATTAAACCTTCTTCTTTCTATAGGAATCCATCTTGATTTAAATAAAGCCCCATTTTCATAATCTTCGGATGTCTCAACTTGAACTTCAAAATTTTCATTATTATTTGAAACCAATCTATTTCTAATTGATCTTGGTGTAATTACATTTGTCTCAAATTCACTGATATCTGAATTTCTCATACTAACCAATGCATTCTGATCGTTTCTTACAATGGGATCCATCTTAAGGCCATTTATATATTGAGAAAATTCCTGCTGAGCAAGAATATCTGGCTTTTGTATTTCTTGAAAATCTTTGATGACAGAGTTATTACCAAATCCATTAAATGTGTATTTTACTTCAGATTGGTTTCCGTTAAGAACAATGTCTCCCTGCTTCAATGTGACTAGCTCTTGTCGCTTCCATTGTGAGGATTCGTCATTGTACGTCCCTGTCACCACGCTTCGCACAAGATCAACCAAACCCACACGAACATTGTCATAATCTGTTAGTACGGACCACTTTTCTTCATTGGAAAAGTCCGATATTATTTGTTCATTTATAGAAATTACTCTTACCCAAAATTTCTTCTGTGATGAGTAGCCATTTTGAGCAGAAACATTTAATGGAACATCGAACATAGATGTCAAAGAAACTTTATTAGATTGATCCGCTGCCATACCAAATCCAGTCTCTTGTATGTTTATGTCTGTATTTGATGCAACCTTGAAATATGTCGGATCGCCGCCATTCAATACAAAGTATTTTCCTTTATTTGATATAATTGAATCTACTATTCTTGATTTATTATCTAATATCATTTATTTAATATTCTCTTATGATCTTGATATTCTTGCCGTTACATTAGGATTGAATTGATTTTGTGATGGTGCGGTTGTGATAATAGGATCCTGTCCATAAGTAGCCATACCAGCCAAATTTATTACATTCATTCCATGCCCCATTTGTATTATTGATCTATTTACTCTGGCCCCGATATTTGCACCAAAATCACCAAACGCTACAATAGGAATATCACCATCACAAAGAACTTCATTAAATGAATTTATTGTATGAAATCCTAGCATAGATCTTAGTGTATGGAATTTATATGAGCCAGCCTCTCCGGATCTATAAAATTGTAAAAATGACAAGCCATATTCACCAGAGCCAATCGCGTTTGTAAGTCTCAGTATTTGCCTCTTATCAGGAAGATGTTCAAAGAAATCAGCAGGCAAACCATTGATATAATTAGGCCCACCAACGCCTTCAAAGAATTTAGAATGAAACATGCCAACGGAGCCTATTCTGGCAAAGCAAGGATATTCCCCTCTTGGAATCAATGGGGCGGATAATATTTCTGTGTTTTCATTTCCATAAAGAATGTATCTATCAGCGGTAACGCCATCCGTAGATTTTGGTATAATGAAGTCTCTAGGTATCTGAGTGTTAGGTCTAAATGATACACCTATATCAAGAATATTTTCAAATTGACCCCAATAAATATTATTATCTACATATATATCAATTCTTATTGTTTTGAAGTTCTGTTGATATTCGCCATTAGCACCAATTTCACCTGGGTTTCCTTCAATATTCATATTTCTCATAGGGGATGTTCTTGGATAAAGAATACCATTGTCGCATGAACTTCCATAAACAGCATTCAATCCAACATCTAATGGAGAAATTGAAAAGTCATCCACAGGGCGAACTTGTATCGTAACATTAGCTGACAAGCCCTCAACATCATCATAATAAGACAAATCATCATTAATACTTGAGCTTATCACACCCTGCACAGATAACAAAGAATCACTTCTGGTGATAGTTGGATTAGATGTGAACAGGGCATTATTTATTTCACTTGCCGGTATATTCCAATAAAAATTAGATTGCAAACCATTTTCCTGCGTTGGATTAAACGCATTTATCGTTGCACCTCCAGTCTTTGCCATCTCAGGTATTTTCATATCCTGAATATTCAATATAAATGTATATGTACCTGCCGGCAAAACAACCATTGGGGATTCACCTTCCGTTGTTGCGGAAGGATATCTATAGTTCACCCCATATTGAGCACTATTTGTCGGTTCCTCGGAATAATAAAAATCACCCCATTTAGAAACCTCTATACCAAAAGACATCTTTCTCGTGATCTGCCTCACATTTGAATCTAGCACAGTAGCGGTTCCGAAAAATAAGTCACTTGGTCCAATAGAGTAATTTATATTTTTAGAGTGAAAGCCCTGTATTTGCCCAGGGCGAGTCTCAAATTTAAATGAACCTTGATAATCATCCATATTTTCACCATCAAGAAGATCGCCAGGAAGTAAATCAAATCCAGTATTATTTCTAAAATTTTTGTATGCTTCAAAATTATTTAATTCAGGCGATGATAAGCCAGACAATAAATCCGCACTTAGAGTAGAGACTTTAATAGGTACATTTAAAACTCGATTTTGTTCTACGTTATTGTTATATCTAAAGTAATTAACTGAAAATCCTGTTCTTGAAGAAATGGATCCCGCATTATTTGATGTTCTTGCGCCATCTGATTGAACTTGTGGGTAAGATACACCAACATCTGATAATGTATAACAAGCCGGTGCGTGTCTTGCTGCATTATTATTCGTAAACCCAATTTTTTCTGTTCTAAATGGAACTGGCTGAATTGGCTCTTGAATTACATTCAGCAACGTAGATGGATCCTGAGATAATCCGCCCGATTGAACCTTGACAGGCAAGAAATCTCTATACTGAATTTCAATAATTGAACTTGGTTGCGTTTCAACAAACATATAGTTAAACATTATTTCTTTTGGTTGACCAAAGTAAAAAATTCCATTAAAATTATCATTAATCATAGAATTTTTTGGATGAAATAAATTATTTGTTTTTGTGCCGGTATCTAGGTTGTAATTTATTACACCATTATCATAATCTATTTTGTATAAAGAATTTGATGTATCATAGAATACAGTTGTTAATGGAAGATAAGAAAAATTAACTGGAGTTGTGCAGTTACCATCATTTAAATTAAAATTAAAAACATTTGATTGATACAAAATTTGCTCATTTGCAATCGAAACCTCTATACCAAATCCACCTTGAAATTCTGCATTTGGCTGATTATTTCTAAGCATTCCTAGAGGACTTTTAAGATCCGCCAAAATTGTTCTGAATGCAATCCCGATATTATCCTGATTTACATACATCAATCCTTTTGGTGCAAAATCCTGATATTGTACTAATGAATTTTCAGCAAGCTCAAACAAAGATAATATTGCTTTGTCAATTACATTTGACCTTGTTTCATTGTATGCATATTGGTGAGCAAATTCATCATCGGTTGGTAAATTCTCTGGAATATCTATAATAACATCGCCACCTAGAAGTATGGACGTGATATTTCCATTTTCATCATATTCAGGTAATTCATTTATTGGAACGCCAGTTATTCTTGCTCTACCAAATATATCTGTCTTTGATGTAAATTTGGCTTCGCTTAGCTGCTTGACAGGAACAACATTATCCTCGGCGTACCCAAGATCAATCAAATTTACTGTCTGGTTGGCATTAATTACCCTAACGTTCTCATTATAGACAAGCCCTTGTCTTAGGAATGGCAAGTTTTTTCTTCTAAAATCAAGCCTACGTGAATTTGCATAATTATATACAGAATTTACAAGATTTCCGTCAGATATCCTTGGGCGACCAAACATTGGATTATAAATTTGAACATTTATATTTGCGACATTATCTTGTTCTACAACAGAAATAATATCTCTTGATATTGGGTATCCAAATGCCGATACATCACCGCCTTCTGATTGTAAAAAACCCGGATCCAATGTGGGCGAATCATATGTGCCATTTCTTATTGTGGAGATAGGATCTCGATACATTGAATGAGATAAATGACCATTTTTATTAAAATATTTATACTTAAATGTCATTTCTTGCAAATGATGAAATATTACATTTGTAGGAAACCCAATGATTTCTTTTATCTGTAATCTTACATACTGGACCTGTGGTCTGAAATTAGGCAAAGATGTATATACTGTGGTAAAGCCATCTCTATCAACTAATGATATTGCACTTAATCTAGGATCACTTAGATCAAAGTAATATGTCGATGCAATTTGTGACTGTGTTAGCCCCAAATCTCTTGAAAGAGAAATAGGGCCGGCCGTTGTTCCTATCACAATATCATAAATTGCATTACTTGCCTCTATGACTTTATATTTGTCTGTGATTGGCGCTAGCGTTGTTTGCTCCACCTCATCACAGAAATAAAATCGAATAGGATCTCCAATAAATATATTGTCTGGTCTTGCCGGCAAAGATTCACTAAATCTATTAAATAAATTTGAAGATATAGAAAATTCAACATATGTAGGCAGAACTGCCCTTTCAATAACACCAAATGAAGCCTCATTTTCAGGCTTCATGGCAATATACTCACCTGGGCCAAATAATTTTCTTGAGACTGTGTTTGAAGAAAATCTTAATTTATTAATTGTTTTTTGTACGTTAGCGCCGCCAGTTGCCGTAAGCGATGTGGTTTTTGCTCTCGTATTATATCCAATCATATCATAGGAACCCTGCTCTCCTATGTTTATCATTCTTAGATAATCGGCATAATCCTGTTCTGTATATGTCGAATAATCATAGGTAGTTGAGTCATTCATATTCAGAGGAAACTCTGATGATCTACCGATTCTATCGGTAAATACAAAAGCACTACTAGGATCATCAAATTGGGAAACGCGAACTAAACCATCATCAATATCAAATGATAAGTATCTAGGATCAATATAATCACTAAAATCAGTTAGTGCGAGATTTTCTGGTCTAGGCTGCGAATTTTCCGCATATTGTGGCCCAAAATTTACTCTTCTCAACGCTGCAAAATTAAATTTAGTTGCATCCAAGTATCCCTGCGATATTAGATAACGCACATAAGAATATTCATCATTCCAAGGAAGCGTTTCATAAACAAAAGCACCAGAACTTACTTCAGATTGCACTTCATCGAAAATATCATCATCTATTCTTAGTTTTAGTTTATCAACAAATGATTCTGGCTCTGCCTCAAAATCACTTACAGTAAATGGGTAACTTACCGCCTCTTTGTTGTAGGTTGCGCGCATAACAACCGATCTGTAATCTTGAACTCGATTAGGATCATTTGTTCTTTCACCTTTTTCATTAGGCAATGTTCTGTCTAAGATAGGAATATCAATTTGTATATCTTTTTCTGTAGTCCCATCAGGAAGAACCGTAACGGTATAGGTTTCTAATTGACCAAGTTGATTTTCACTTGAATCTAATATCGGAATTGCCCCAATTGTATCTTTACTATAAGAAGATTTATTGCTGTTAAATCCAAATCCAAATGGAATATTATTTTTTCCATATTTAAATTTCTGATCATTAGATGGCAATATACTTGAATCGACTATTCTTCTTAGTCTTGAGCTAACCCAATATTGTCCGTGAAATCCTCTTAAGTCCGCATCGGAAGTTGCAGGTAATACTTCACCATTTCTTATTCTGGGCGAATAAGATGTCTGTAATACACCAAATTTACCTGGGTATTGAAGTATATCCGCTTCGTCATTTTCATCTATGACATACACTTCTGTCTTAGGCAATAATCCTAATGCCGATAATCCCTTCGCAAATGCTGCTGTATTCGTTTCATTTGAGGCTTGGCCCCTTGTGTCGGCTAACATCGAGCGATACAAATGACCACCATCAGGATAAGCCAAACCATCACTTGGATAAGAGAAAGAAGATGTTAATGTGAATGTTGCTATAATTTCAGATAAAACTTCAAGATCTGTTGCTGCGCTTACAGAGATAGATATAGAGCTATCAGTATCAAGATACTCCTTGTTTGTTCCGGCCACGGTAACAATAAATTCCGGGTCGATCATAAAAACATTTCCGGCGTCCGTTCCACCTGAAGGAATTGAACCTATGACCGTATTGTTACCAAGATAATATAGAGGATCCCCAAAAACGTCTATAGATAATCTTGAATCCATAGAATCGCTAGAACCCGCAATTGTTTCAAGATATTCACCAATTGGCCCTAGTCTTACACATTCAACTTGAGGATTCCCACCAAAAACTGTGTAAAATGTAGAAATAGCATTCGTGGCCACTGGCCCTAAATAATGACCAGCGCGATTATATTCCTTGTCGCCAAATGTAGCATTATAATTTGTGTCTACATATCTTCTTTGAAATGCCGTGGATTGATTGATTGAGTCTGTGCTTGCGCCAGTTCCATTTAGTGTGATAGTCAAATCATGGTCTATGGAGCGAGTAACATGCATTACCAATCCAGTGTCACTTACTCTTGTGTATTTTTTAGCGCCCATTTTTTATCCTACATCAAATCCAGAATCAGGATCATTTCTACCTACATGGTCCATATGAAGTGGCTTAGGTATTTCTCGTGTATTTAAGAATTGAAATGGATAGACAGAGCCTTCCATTCCCATCGTAATATTAAATATTCCAGATGTTCTAAAATTATAAGTTGTTTCAGATGCTAATTCAACTTCTATATTTGCCTTACCACTATCCACAAATGTATAAGATAAGCCAAAAAATGCATCAGGCCCTAAATCTGGTCTTACTTTGGATACTGTATCATTAGATACTAAAACATTATATCTATCATCAAAATATCTATTTGTTGAAATATCATTTTCATTTCCGTAAGAAGATGATAAAGGCGTCTCAACCACACAAGTAAAAAACTCAGAACAATCCTGATCGAAAGTACCCATGTATCTTTGATTTATCTCAGGTATCAGAGCGGAGTTATTATAAGGTAAACCAGTTGCAGAATCAAAAGAAGTGAATCCATCCCTTATATCACCTTCACTTAGCAATCCCACCGCAAGATCATTATCTCGATTATCACTTGCGTCATAAGTATCATACTTATCCAATCCAGTATTAAAGGATATACCTAATAATGCGGATGGCATATAGGACATTGCATAAAATGGCATAACTAATTCTTGTGTATCATCAACATCAAGTCCAGTCGAGAAATTCCACTCTAAATAAGGAATAAACATAAACAAGCTTGACGTTACCATTGATTGATAATTTATATTTGAATTATATTCAGATCTTTTTTCTATAGATTTATTAAATTTTCTAAAATCATTTGTATATGATAAATTTTTGTAATTACCATATTTAAATTCAGCATTTCTTCTGACCGGCCCCAAAAATCCATATCTATGCATATGGCGCATAGAAACTAAATTAATGCTAAGTTTATTTAGTTGGTCATAAGAAACGCCCAGACCAACATGAGAGCGTTGATTTGTGTCAAGAATGGCTATTCTTGAGTCGGTATCTGGCGTAATTGCCAATTCATTTCCGCCCATCTCATTATCGGTATCTAGCATTTGCTCTATATGAAAAAATGATGAATTTCCTTGAACTTCTCTTGCTTTATATGACAAATTAACATTTGTTACTTCCATTGTGTTTTGTAATGGCTGGCCAGATAATTCGTATCTTAAACTGTCAATATATAAATTTCCTAAATTTACTCTTCCATTTTTATTATAACAAATAATATCAATCATTGTTGATAATTTCTGATCCGCATAAGAAGGATAAACAAAATCGGGAGTACCATCACTATCCTTACCATCATTAGGTTGTCTTATTCTTAAATTAAAATATAGCAATGCATCTTCATCTGTATTACCATTTTGTCTAGTCAATATATCAAATATATTATTTGAATCTCCCAATCCACTTACCTGTGTCTGGGATAATACTGTTCTGCATATAGCAATAGGCCCTTGATTATCCCACGTAAAATCTGGGTCCTTAGGATAATAAGAAGATGAAACATGAATTAAACTTGGGCCTAAACTTGAACTAGGAAATGTAGTTTGCTTATTAACATTAAAATTTGCAAACAGAGTAACCGTAACAAATGGGGGATGTGGCCCTAATAAAACATCACCTGCGTCCTCAGGTAAGTCGCGTGATTGGGCAATTGCCAAATCAATTAGATCAAAGTATCGATCTCCTGTTTGTGGAATTGCGGCAATATAATCAAATACTGGTGAATCGGTTCCCAATTCCATTTGGCTTCCGGTACACCACATTGTTACTTGAAATGCTAATGAAGCACTAAGTTCCGGTGTTGGGGCTCCATAGTGATTAATCAATCCACCTATCATATCATTATATGAAGAATGAGTTTCTGGGCTAACATGAAAATCAAATAAATGGCGCGCTCGATGAGGAGCATATCTCATAATATGATTTATTGCCGTTTTTTCTGTAAGAGGAAATGTTCCGTCTTGTGGAACAAAATATGGATATGACATTATTTTTTATTCTCCTTTTTATCCAATTTCGTAAGATTTTATAGGTAAAATTTCATCAGTAATTACCAGTTCAAATTGAACCCATAAATCAACAGATATATCTTGATTACCCTCAAATGGAATATCAAATCCAGAAGTTGATAAACCAATTAATCCCTGCACAGGCTCATCAGTAATATTATTATTTGTATAAGATGAAGTGATAAAATGCTCAAAACCTCTTGATGGAAATTTTAGCCCTTTTCCGGTGGTTCCAGATAGCCAAGTTGAATAGCTTACGGTAGTAATGCCGATGTCATAACTCATTTCATATAAATGACTTCCTAATGAATATGCAAGTCCATTTCTAGACCCACTTAATAAGAGGTAAACGCCTTCATTTCCAGATGGATCTGTTGTTATATTTCCAGAAAGCAATGACACGGAATTCAATACATTTCTTTGCAAGCTATTTTTTGCATTTGTCAAATCATAATTTAAATTAGTTCCCATAGTTGCCGCAAGATGCAAATTATAAAAACTTCCTTCCTGAGATGTTACATAATTAAAATTAAAATTAGATAATGAATCATTGCTATTATTCAATGAATATAAATGACTTCTTTTTACAAATGTTTGAAAATTAACTTCTGAACCGTGTATATTCCATGGATAAGGATCTCCACTATCCACTTGATTCCATGATGTGTCTAATTGAGTTTGTAAAAACGGAAATGAATCTTTTTGTGGCTGTGAATAATAATGGCCGCCAATTCCGTTTCGCGTACTAAAATCAGGCAAACTTTCTGATAACAAACTTATACTAACCAATGGAGGAAGATCATTATCAACCCTTGTCTGAGGAGAACCATCATCTGAGTAAATTCTCAGAGGAAAATCTTTACCAAATTCAGTATCTATAAAATAAAATCTTTGCAATGCATAATATCGTATTGAATCTTCCTGTGATATTGTATTTATATTATCATTTGATGCGGAATACTCATAAGGATCCAATATCGGTAAAATAAATGAATTAACCATATTAGAATTTGAAAATTGCCTAACGCTTGCATTTTCAGAAGACATTGGCATATTCATTGATATATCAACGTCTTCTGGTTTATCCCTCATGATTAATCGAGAATCTGCATAATTATCTCCCATAAAAAATGATGGATTTAGTCCTTCAATAACGGTCCAATCGGGATCTATTACGTCAGCAATAGATATACTACCCAGACCATAATAAAACAATCCTTCGTGTATTTTCATTGAAGTCAAAACATTTCCATTATATCTTTCTGGGGTTAATATACCCATTTGTCGATATTTTGCTTGATCTGTCGTAAATGTATTTGAATCTGTTTGGGATCCTGAATAGTTTACAGAAAGAGGTTCTGGAAACTTTGTATAGCCTAGCCCAAAAAATCCAGGTAATTGCCAATTTGTCTGCAAATACGTAGGTGTTATATCTATATGACCCGAAAACTGCCTAGCGGTTTCATAGATTCCAGTATCCTCATAATCATCCTCAAAAGGTACGCACAAAGATACGTTTCTTCTATTTTTATACGAATTTCCACCCATTGTATAAAAGTGAACTGGTGTATAATAATTATGAACAGCATATGCAGGCCATGGAGTATTATCCCTTTCCATGCCCTGGCCTATAATGTAACGGTTGGATTCAATTCGGTTAACAAATCCAAATCGCTCATCGCTTGAAGCAAGCCTTCGCATTGCATAATCATATTTAGCGCCATGAACAATAGAATTGAATCTAAAACTCACTCTTGTGGCAAGAGGAATCCCATTTTGAGTACCGGAACAAAGAATAAAATTATGAAATGATGATTTATCAAAATATTGTTCTATATTTGTTACATTATAATTTCTTGTTGATAATATTTCATTAAATAAATTTGTCCCATCACCAATTTCAATTAATCTAAAACTTGGTGAATGAATTAGCCTGCCGGAATCCTCTATCATTGAGGGATCTGTCGCTACAATTGTAGACCCATAATCCTGCCTAGTCAAAGATGAATCTGGTCTAAAATGCTTTCCAAAAGTTTCTGTTTCTGACAGATCTCTTATTGCGCCTAAAGATGCGAACTTTTCAGCCTGAGTGTTTCCGACAAAACTATTGCTTCCGGAAAACTCAATATGCATATCCGGAACTTCGGTGATGAAATCCTGCGAAGGCAAATATCCAATTGTCTTTGCCCTTCCTATTCTATCTTCATCATAAACTCGATTTGAGCCATCGTCCGTACCAGAAGATAAATCCCAATTCGCCTGCGGCCAATACAGAGGTTGAACTGGCGTGGTAATGTTCAATGTACCAGATTGTAAATTTCCATTCGCATCAGGATTTGTTATTCTAATATAGCTAGGATTTTGGAATGCCAAGGTATCAGAATTCTGAATAACTATTCCACTGTTTGCCTGATTATTCAGAGGATCAACTAATCTGCTTGGTTGCTCGCCAGACCTTTTTAGAGATAGTAGTTTTTGATTCAGTGGTAGTTTATATGTAAGGGCATTGCCTTGATATTTACCATCACCAGAAAGTCTTACAGAAGCACCATATTCATTGAGAGGGTCATACTTGTCCGTTGCTTCTTCATATAAAATAGGCGCATCAAGTTGATAACTTAAAAATGGAGATCCCCACGGAGATGTCGCTACCTTCATTCCTAAAGAAAAATTAGCAGGATAAAGATCGGTATCAAGAATATTAGAATCGCCATTTGGCGTGGCAACCATATTAAGATAGATAATATTTTCATTATCTAATGTAACAAATGAGCCATTTCCGTCAGATACTAATCGTGGTCTATCTTTTAAAACATCGTATCTTCCTTCTATTATAGAAACATTTGCAGTGATATCTATAATAGAATTTAACTGTGGATCTCTTTTCATATTTTTATATTGCCTTATATAATAAGTTATCTATATTTTATAGATAGACCATTATAGCAATTTTTATATGACTTGGAAACCCCTATTTTCAAATTGAGGAGTTAGGTTTGGCAACCAAGGAATACAATCAAATTTTCTGTTCGTCAAAGAATGATGATATACAACGCCAACATCTTTTGTTCCTATTTTAAGACCCGGAGAAACAATTTGTTTTTCTGGAGAATTTGTAATTACTTTTATAATATTATGTTCATTACATAATTGCTCTGTTAATTCAGATACAGAAAATGCCAATTCGCTATCCAGAGTAAATACAAATGGATATTGATTTCCCGGCTGTTCAATAATTTCAACATTATATCCATTATTTTTAAGCTTTGTGTGCAATTTTACCATTTCTTGATAATATCTATTTTTTCCTATCTCGGTAGCGCCTGGCAAATAAACAACAGGCTGGGCTATGCAAACACCAATAGTTAAGTTATTCCATGGAGATCCTGCATGACCTGCTCTTTTCACTTTGGGGTCAACACATTCAAATGTCCAGTTCTTATCAATAACATAGTTATACCATCCGCCCGAATTTGGTCGGTTAATGTAATTCACTGTGCTTTCCGCGAAGGAATGTCCCGCCGACCAATGAAGAACAATTCCTTGCCATCTGTGACCTACTGCCCTATTTGATCCGTATCTGAAATTTTCTACTTTTGTGTATGGATGCATTTTAATTACAATCTCTAATAATATTTGCTTATTGCATTTAAATAGAATCTAATTTAATAAGTTTTAACCAAAAGCAGCTACGTTAGCTAAAGTACGATCTATTTCTTCTTTAATTTCAATACGAATATCAGATGGAATTAAGGTGGATCCGACAATCATGGTAGCTCCCATGGTATATTCACCCTTTGGTTCA